TCACAGGCTTATTACCCACATCACAAAAGCAAGGATAAATAATGGTTTATCTATAACTGAAATATGTAAACTAACAGGATTGAGTTATGATAATTACATCAAGTATGAACGAGACGAAGTAAAGGATCAATATAAAAACTTTGATACTTTGAAAAAAATATCTGATGTACTAAACATAAATCTTATGAATGATTATTTGTCCTTTAAAACAAACTCAAAGGAAAGAGTTTGTTCCTATATGGAATTGCACAATCTATCTATACGCAAATTGGCTAAGATATGCAATGTTAGCATTACAACAATAAAAAACTGGCGTAATGGAAAGTGTTCTCCCTCCTATGAGATGTGGCAGAGAATATTTAAACAATAGACTTTACAATTTGCAAAAACGAAAAGCAGGACATTATTTTGATGCCCTGTTTTTTGTTTTATTTTTTATTGTGGTATAAACAATAAGTGGCGTTCACAACGAACACACCCTCAGACACACTTACGCAAGTTTGTTGATTCGCAAAAAAAGTTGACATTAAAATCATAAGTGAAACATTGGGTCATGCAAGTGTAGCCTTTACCTACAACAGCTATGTTCATTTAATCGAAGAAGAAAAGGCAAAAACAATCAATGAAATAGACATATAATAATGTTGTTCCTATTGACATTCTCTACAAAATTTGCTATAATAAATAGAGAAATTTCTACACTCAATTTTTGTACAATAATAGAGGAGAATATACATGGCGAAACATAAAAATCAATTATTACCCGATCAAATTGTTAAAGAAATTTTCCAATATATCCAGCGTTTTCGTGACCAACCTCTTACTAAAAATACAACCATATCTATATTCGCCGATTTAGTTGAAGAAAAACTTGAAAAGTTATACCCATATTATTCTAATGAAGAAATCACCAACTTACTTGTTAAAAATCTCGAAGAGATGAGTGACAACAATTTAGATTTTTGTGTGAACATCTTAGCTGTTGCTAGATGGTATTATTGTGGACGGCAGATGTATAAATTTGATGAAGAATTATCAAAACTTCTTTCAAATCAAAATAAATCAGATGTAACAGTTTCAATTGAAACTCTAAAACACTTACCGTGTGACAACTTCTTTGTGGAGCGGCAATTCAATAATAGTGCAGGCTTTTTCGTAAGCGTTGATGAAGAAGTGGTTACTATTGTAGACATTTACCCAACTGGCATTTCGTCTATAATTTGTCCTATCGCAGACCAAACAACGATTCGTGATTTATTTGAAAGTGCAATTAGGACGAATAGTGACGAAGCGAAAAAGTATTTATCAGGTGATTCAGAAAAAGATCAACAATCTATTGATGCTACTGTTGACGTAATTTGTGAAAGGTTTCAATATATTGTGTATCTGTCAGCAATCAACGCCGAAATAGAGCCTATTACAAAAGGAGCAATTGGCAAACGAACTTCTAACACAAATGACAACCCAAAGCCAACTACTCAATCAAAAACACAAATATCTAACGTGGGGTATCGCATTGGTGCAAGTCTAAAACTAAAACAAGCTAACATCAAATATGTTGACAAAAATAAATTATCTGAGCATCATGGTACACCCAAAGCTCCACACATACGCAGAAGCCATTTTCATAGCTTTTGGACGGGAAGCGGAGAGAATAAAACTCTTGTTGTCAAATGGATAGGAGCGGTATTTGTAAATGGAGATAAAGAAATAGACACAACAACTTTGCATACTATTAAGGAGGAATAAATTATGACAGACAAAGAAAGTTACATTATGGGGCAAGTAATGAAATTACTTGAAAGCAGAATGGTTTGTGATGATGCAAGTATAAGATGTTTATACCAAACTGACTTGTTGAAGGCTCTTGCTGTCGCACACAATAAAGTTTCGCATATCCCGTACAAAGAGGAAAAATCATATGGTGTAGTAAAAAAGCAAGGTTTTGACAAACAAGCGAAGAAGTATTTAGCATCTAAACTTTCCGAAGTTAATACTAACAGCTTGCTTACACCTATGACAAGAGAACAGTTTGGTTCTTTTACACTCGCACAAAGCAAGCCTTTAATAAATCCCATTGACTATTATCTTGAAAAGATTACTCTATCAGAAGAAGATATTGCTGAGAATTTGAAGATCACAATAGACAAGCTTCATGAATACTCAGCATTACCTTTCTCCGAACAGCCATTTGATATTATTATTAAGTTAGATAATATGTTGATTGACCAATGGGTTAATGAATCGTAAAAATAAGGGAGCATTAACAAAAAAAACAATGCTCCCTTAAATTATAAGACTTTTATAAGACTCATTCTAATAAAAGTCTTATAAAATTGTTGGTACGCACACAAGCAATACCTTCTCGATGACTTGCTCCTAAATTAACTCAATAATCAAGCGTAAAAAATAAGGGTACTAGAAATAAACCTAGTACCCTTATAAATTATTCCTTCAATGCGAACACGCCGTTGTAAACGTACTTTGTGCCGTCTACGTCAATTTTGCAAAAGCACGAGTCTATGAACTGTGAAAATGGTACATAAAATACATTGTTGCTATATGTCCCAGCATCTGAAACTATAGGCACTAATGCCGTTCTTCCCGCCTGGAATATGCCAATACCATTATGACGTTCTCCAGGGTTACTATTAGAAGAACTTGTCGTAAGACTTACTTTCAATGATTTTTCAAAATCTAAAAGCCTTCCCCTGTTTACACTATTATTTATATTTGTATTGTCAGGAGATACCAACGCAAATATGATACCGCCCTCACTGTTTCTAGCGACCAATAACGATGTTTGGAAACTATCGGTGCTACCATTGCAAAGCATGATTCCATTACTGGTTTTCACCCCGCGCCGCCATACACATCTATCAAAATTAAAAAAATAACCATTATCAATAACAACACCATTTTTTGCGGTGATTTTAAATGCTCTTTGTGTGGCAAATTCAGCGCTCCAATCAAGCTTTAATGCTGTTACATCGCCGACTTTGCAGTTTACTTCTTGTGCCCCCGATGAAACATCAATTGTATCAAAATATTCCGCCGCATTAACCGTCAGCCACGCTGATACCTCGGCGTAGTTCGCTGCGGCTGTAGCTCCCGTGAAGTATGTTGTTTCTATTGCCATCATTCACCCTCCTCTTCTATTTTAGTTGCATTACCAACTACACCAATGACACCATCTGTTGATAACGAAGCTTCATATGCCCGACTGTTTTCTTTAATTGTAGTGACTACTTTATCTGCTACTGGGACAAGTTTCTGATTTACTTTATCCCATATATTAACACTCATCTATTGTTCATCTCCTTGTTTTCAAAAAAACTAATTTAAAATATTAGTTTTATTTAGTTTATTATATCAGTTATTTCCTCGTCAATTGCATCACTTTCATTATCTTTATCTTGAACAAACCAATCCTCTATAATGGCTAGGTTTTCCTCCGTCAAAACATTCCTTTCATAATATTTTAAGGCATATTGTCTAATTTTATATTCATCTTCACCATTATCTCTCATAGATTGAAGAGTATTCATAACGAATCTTGTTAAATCGAATTTCATTTTTATTCCTCCTCACTTGCACTCGATACTATCGCTACCGAAAGTTCATTGAACTTATTATCTATATAATTTTTAATGTCCGCGACATACGTTATAGACATATCCGCCGACTGGTCGTTATAGATGTTTGTCAATGATTTATAGGTGTTTAATGCCAGTATAGCCTTCACCTCTTCTGGGGAGAGAGTGACGGTTATGGGGGCAGCAAGGATATACTGCAAAACTACATTTCCGCTGCCAAGCAATTCATTTAAAGCGGCTGCTCCCATTGACGAGCAAACCCTTAGCTGCTGTGCAGGCGAGCCTGACCATGACATACTATTGTTCGGTGACGATGCCGATACATATTGTTTTTCGGACGTAGAGAAATGCGAACAGAGCAGTCTATACTGCGTCAGAGATGCCTTGCCTTGCAGATACCCCGTTGTCGATTTTTTTATTGTAAATATCTTGTCGCTGTCAGGGATAACAGTCGCAGTCGCATCGCTCAGCACTTCTGAACCCACCCTCTGCACTAATTCACCGCTGCCGTCGGCATTAACTGTCAGTGTATCGCATACCCACTGCTGACCTGTGCTGTCGGTGTAGTTCCCACCCGAAGATACGGGCAGACCGCGCAGGGCGTGGGGGATAGTGACAGACTGCGTGCTATCGGCATTATCAGATATTGTGATTATTGGATTGTTGATACTGATTATATCAATAGGGCTTTCGGGCGTTGGTGTGCCGTCCTGCGTTGATTTGCCGTATATCGTCAGCCCCTGTATGGGCGCGTTGCTGCTGTCCTCTAACGTTATGCTGCTGCCGTCAGCGGTGGGTTTAATGAATAATGGACTATTATAGTCAGTTAATTCAGATTTAATATTTTCACAATCTGTTTTTGCCGTTTCTGCTTTTTCTACAGCAACATTTAAGTCGGCTGTAAATTTTTCTACATCTGCATTTGTCAAAACCGTTTCTTCATCATCAGTAATATTTATCTGCTGACCCTCAACAAGTGTAGACTTGTCTAAAGCTTCCCATTCAGTTTTTGTACCAGTCCACGACTCAACTTCTGATATTTTTTTAATTATTTTTTCAGAACTATATGTTGATTCAGAACTACCATTAGACTCATCATCAACATATGTAGGTGCATAGCCTAGTGCTCCGACAACTTTTTCTTTGGTAACAACACCACTCTTTTTAGCCGCACCTGCCATACCCCTAGCTATAATATCTGTATCCATTTAATCACCACCTTAAAACATCTTCTTCCAACCATCGCTGAACAGCATATAATACAGTATATCTCCTTCACCGTTACCAACTACACATACACTGCCCATAGCTGGCAAGTTATCAAAATCGGCATTATCAGCGAATTTTCCTTTAGCTTTTTCGGTCATAGTAGGAAGTAAATCAATTTCTGCTGCTGTGTCAACACAATATTCAGCCACACCACTATTAGGGTGGTCTGCGTATTTCATGCACGTTCCTGCCATAGTTATCATTCCTTTCTTTTCTTTGTTATTGCAGACAAAAAGGCGTAAACAATATACGCCTTTAAAATCTACATTTTATTTGTTGTTTTTCTTATGTTTACTTAATTTTATTACTCAGTTTCTTAATCAGCTTCTTACCTGCAATACCATTCTGTTTGTAGCCCAGCTTTTTCAGCACAGCATTGGTAGCTTTCTCAGTACCGCCACCAAAACCTCCATCATCGGCAATGCTGACAGATATACCCATCTTTTTACAAGCGAGTTTTAAAAGCTGTTTATACGCATACACGCCTACGCCCTTATCACCGCGCTTATAACCATTACTGTCAAGCACCTTTACAACGGTCTTTTCATAGCCGTTGTAACCACCCTTTTTTATAATGGTAGGAAAGTCTTCATAACAGTAGTCCATGTCAACATTACCACTTATACCGTTTATCCTGCCAGTAGAACTGTACTGCCACATTGCGTAATCACTATTGTAATTGCACTTAGAGTTGTATTCCGCTATCCAAAGAGCATATTTTTTAGCTACGCTATCAGATATATAACTTTGAAGTGGGGAACGGCTCATGTAAAGTCCAGCATAATAGCCTGCTTTCTCAATCTCCTCGCAAAATGCTTTTACAATACTATCACAAAACGCTCGACCTCTGGCAAACTGAGAAGCTTCCTCAAGGTCAAAGAAAATAGGATATTCAAATTTCTTGCCCTTAATAACAGATAAACACGATTTGGCTTCCTGCCTAGCAGCTTCGATTGAACCTGCATAAGAATACCAATATACGCCACAAGGAATACCCGCACTCTTGCAACCTTTATAGTTACGTTCAAAAGTGTTATCAATCTGACTAGGATATGCCATAGCGTTACCATAACCTGCTCTTAATATAGCAAAGCTTATTTCACCTTTAGCCTTAGACCAATCAATGTTACCCTGAGCATAAGAAACATCAATTCCTCTTTTAGTCATAACACATCTTCCTTTCATTACTTAAATCATTATTTAAAAATCGTGGGGCAAAGTATACCTAACAAAAATGCAACTATACCAGTAGATACCGCTGTGAAAATGACTTTGCCTATATCATCAAACCATCGAGCTTTCTTCTGATTATCTTTCTGTTTCACTTCATCAAGATCTGATTTAAGACTGATCTGTGACTCTTTTACTTCACTCACATCGTTCTTAACTCTTCCCAAATCCATTGACATTAACTCAATACTAGTTGCTATCTTATTAAGTGCTTTGTTATCTTCTTTAATATCTTTTATTTCTGACTTCAAATCATCTATTTGATGACTATTCGATTTTGCCCTTTCAGCCACCTCGGTTATCATCTGAATGTATTTATCTTCCATTGTTACTTAGCACCGCCGTTCTTGATTTCATTTATAAAATCAGTTAGCGAAGTGCTGTTCATATCTTTAACTGCGCTTTCCAAAAGAAGAACAATTTCATTGTCTGAGATCGTTATACCTTTTTCTTCAAGCAAAGATAACATATACTCAACAGCCTTATCCAGCTTGTCCTTGCCATGAATATCTTTGAAAACCTGTTCAACATATTTGACCGTTGTAGCAGCTACATCTTTCTTGATATTGTCATTGGCTATTTTTGTATACTTTGATTTAAGTGTTGCTACAAGAACTGTCATGATAAATGTAAAGATAGTCGGCAGATAATCTCTCAGCATTTCAAAAATTATGTTTTTCATATTGTTTTCCTTTCTGTAACTTCCGTTACTTTATATTTTATATTAGAATAACTTACCACTTCTGTGTCAAAAGCAATAGTTATACTGCCTATTCCATCAAATCCACAACCACTTTGTCCGGAAATGGCGTATGCAGAACATGAACATAAATACAGCCCTGTTTCAGGTTGAAATGTAATAGTTCCTATATTTAAAGCGAATGACAATCCACTAGGCAGCTCTCCAGTTTCACTTGTGCCATAAGAGCAAATAGTCTGTTCTGTTGTTGTTACTGTGTTATACGCCGACAACACAACACTTGTTCCTGATACAATAGGTCTGATCTGGATAACCTCACCTTTATCGTTATTTACAGCAACACTTGTATACGCTGTAAACTCCCCCCAATTCTTAATTTCACTCATAACCATATCACATATTTTAAGTGACAGGGGAGTGCTATTTGAATATACCTCAGTTCCATTGTATTTAACAATTTTATGGCTTGAAGCAATTTCACCATTTTGCCCTTTTGTATAAGTGTACGTTGTTCGATACAACGGCGTTGAATTGTCAAGCTTATAACCGTTTGTTACTAGAACAGGTGCATTTGATAATGGTAATCTCATCGTCAACACCTCATTCCATAACGTTCTTTTCTGTTACAACTTGTTTAGCTTTAATATAATCTATTTCAGCTTGATCGGTTGCAGTTACTACTAACCAATTCCAACTTTGCGTAGAATATCTATCCTTGTAGTAATAATCACTTCCGACTTTTAAGATAAGTTCAACGTCAACGTGTAAACTGTCTGTGAAAATGGTTGTTGTTTCACCTGATGGATATTGCTGATAGCTGTCTGGAAAAGTCAGAATAATACTGGCACTATCCAATGAAATTGTATCAGACACAATTTCATTACTAGTAATATAAGTATAATTTTGCGGTGAGTAATCAGTGACAGTATTGCTTTCAGTATAATAGGGGTCAGAAACACTAATACAAATTCTGTATGTAAACTGCCCATTATCATATTTGAAGTCATATAATTCTATACTGTAAGTAATTGGTCGAATGTAATTTTCACTCAAAGAGCTATGAACAGTATCATACTTGAATAAAACAACTTGCTTATACTGATAAACTGTCCCGATGGTGTTTAAAAATGTTTCATACGTTGTTTGCGTGTCAATTGCTCTAAGAGTCGCACTAGGAATATAGGTAGCCGCATAACCATTGACTACAATGTAACCACGTTGATAAGTGTAACCAGTAAGAACATCTTTGGTAAGCAAAACTGTATGAAGATTGTTTACAAAATCAAAACTTTCTGTGTCAGTGCAAGTGATTACAGCATTGTTCATTTTCGCACTTGTTCCCAACGGTGTAGGAACGCCATGTTTAACAGCTATATAGCCGTTGCTAATATTCGTCCAATAATGTATTTCAACCTCATCTCCAATGGTTAGTTCTTCACCACTTTTATTGAGAAATGAGAGTACATTTTGATTTACCTTTACTTTCGCTTTTAGCCCATCTTCGAGCAATTCTGTCACTACACCAATAGCACGTTTTAATATATCAGCCGTCTTAATTTTATTCTCCACTAGTTGATTTACAATTTCTAACAAAACCTTACACCTCCTCGACTTCTGATCGAGTAGTTGTTATCAACGCATACTTGTATTCTTCTTCACTTGCAAACCCAACTGTTAGAGAGATATAATCTGGGGCATATACTGAACTCGTAGGAATTTCCCGAACAAGAATTACATCTGCACAGCCATATTCAAAGTTATTGCTTTTCTCAGCAGAATTAGGTGCATAAACCGTTTTGAAGAATAGCTTCAATGCACCATCACCGTTATATTGCCACACATATTTAGGCATGACTACGTTTCGATTACTCTCTTGCACTGTTCCAGTGTAACGATACCAATTAGAGCCATCCCATTCTTTTAACATGAACTCTTCATGATATGTTTCATTAGTAACCGTATTATCCTCTTTTAACGCTTTAAGAACAATCGTTTGATAGCTAATATTAGCATTACTAACCATTGTTTTATAACTGCTGTCCTTATCAGATAACGCAGTATCAGATACAGTTATAGGATATACCACATATCCATTTATTAGTATACAATTATTATCAGCTCCGTACTTAACAATCAAAGCCTTATATGTATCGACTGTATCGGTTGAAGTTGTTAAAGCACTACTTTGTTTAGCTGTTAAAATCACAGCGTTATCCACACTTAATGGATTAGATGTAAGTGTGGATAAACCGTGTCGCAATGCTATCCAACCATTCCCAACATTCGTCCAATAATGAATTGTTACTTCATCTCCAGAGGATAACTCTTCGTTAGACTTATTGACAAGTTTTAGCGTTTTACCATTGATGTTTACATTGGCATATTCATTATTCTCATCTATATCAACGACTTCTCCCCGAACGTGTTTCAAAATAGTTGCTGTCTTTAATTTCTTATCTATAATATCGTTAATATATTTCTGTATATTACTCATTACTATCACCACTTTCAATTTCTGTAAATGCAAGTCCATAAGCAGTGGCGAAAGCTTCTGCATTGCCCCCAGCTATGCCGTGTATAGTAAGAGCAGAATTATTTCCTTTAAGTAAACTGCTATTCGTGGCAGGATAAGTAATATTATCATTATAGAAGTAAATATCTGTTAAACTAGAGTTTCCACAAAGACAAGTTCCGCTAGTAGCTGAAAAATCACAACTGCCATGAAAACGTATTGCTGTAAGCCCATTACAAGATGTGATGAACGAGCCACTAGCCCATACAGTATTCCCCGCAATGTCAATCTCAGCGTTGCTGTTTGTAAATGTTTCTGAAACCAACACACTGACACTAGACTTAGTGTTATCTCCTACGATCATGTCACCAGTAAACGAGAGCGAATGATTATGTTTACAACTGCACAAAGCACTACCGTAATGAATATCAAAACCGCCGAATTGTTGTATTGTATCATCTTGGAACGTTACGCTATTCATGAAATTAGAACCATTGCTACTTAAAGTTACAGTGCCACCAATAGAAACATTACCCACAGAAACTCCTAATACTACATTGCATGGAGATAACGTAATATCACCCGAAACAATAAAATTGTTAATTACGTCATATGAATTAGTGCAGAAAGCCCCTCCGGTATTACAAAAGAATGAACCTAGCTGAATTTTCTCAGCATATATTTTTTCAGTACCACTGTTTGTAACTGTAAATTTACCAGAAGAAACAATACTTCCTAAATTGTTAGATTGTCCAATGAATAACTCTGAGCTGTTCTTGACCTCACAATCCCCATTAACAGTTAGATTTTTTAAATTTAATTGCGTATAATTGCATAACATTAAATCGTTCGTAGTCATGCTACAATTGGAATTAGAGCTATATCCTACCGTTACTGAATTGAGAGAAGTATTTCCGTTGATATTTATGTTTTCTATAAGGTCATTATAACAACACAAATCATTGTTTCCTCTGGTCACTGACGTAGGTATGTCTATTGTCAGATTGCCACCAATAGAAAAATCAGTAAGTTTATTACACCAACAACCCATGTATAGCTGATTGCTTGTTATAGTCACATTCCCACTAATATCAATAGTTTCAAGATTATTTGAAGATGTAAAGAAGTAGTACGGACAGCCATTCTCGGTAGCAATACCAGTTAAATTACCGCCCAAAGTAGCAGTCACTAAATCGGGGCAATTATTAAGCATTGTCATATATCCTTTTAACGTTAAATTATGACCAAAATTAAAATTCTTATAGCCGTCTACACTGGAGAGAAAATATTTTTGGCTACTTGTATACCCGATAAACGTTAAATCATGATCGGGGAATGTTATTGAAGTCGCTCTAAAATATTCAAACCCTGCACCTGTTTTGCCAATTGTTAATTCCTCAGTAGGGAGCTTTTTTGGAAAAATAAGTGATACGTCAGTGTCTTTGTTTTTGGCATAATTTAAAACAGAACTTATCAACTCTGCTTCTATCAACCTGCCAATATCAGCCGTTTCAAATCCTTGCTTACTAAAACCGTGGATATATTCAGTTGCAGTTAAGCCACTCGGAATATCACGATAATAACTGCTAGACAGGTAAGGTGTACACCAATTTTGATAAATATATTTCTTTGTGTTGCCTAATACCGTATACTCTGTTTCTCCTTTGCTTAACTGCATTGGATAAATAGTAGAAGTGCCAAGTTTTGAAATATCACTAAAGATGATTTTAAATTCATATTGTGAAACGTTATCCCACGCTGCGTAAAGAGTTGTATCATTCATAGGTGCAGAATACGTTTTTTCAGAAGTTGTGTATTTAACATTTTTACTTGTTGTATCTAAACCCCAACCAGCAAACTCATAGCCATTCTTAAAGTATATATCATCTACTGTGGCAGGAAATGTTGGTGTAAATGTACCGTAATAATTTACAATTTGAGTTACAGGAGTGTTTCCAATTCCTCCGTTTAAATTGTACGTTACTACAATATCGTTAAGATCAGAGCTACTGCTTCTTGAGGCGTTTGACTCGTTATAAATATCAGTCGGTAAATATTGAAGATTTACTGCGGATATTTTCATCTCACTTGTATCAAAACTATTCGTTATTGACTGTATGAAAAATGGAGCATAATCAAGTCCAGACTGCCTATCTGTAATAGTTACTATATCACCCTCATTCAAGTGTGGTAAAAACTCACACGAAAAATCAAGAGATAAGTTTAAACACGTTTCTTTAAGCAACCTATATTCTGCATATTCTTTACATTTTATCTCAGGCGTATCAATATTCTCATCACCCGAAGAAATATAAACCACACCGCCGTTATCTTCGAGCGTTCTAGCACCGATCTTAGAGTAGCACAACGGCGAACGTGGATTATTGTTGTATGCAGTATAACTTGCATTTTTAGTCAAGGTGTTATCTGTCTTAACAATTATCTTATTAACACCACTTAATGCCGACGATACACTCGGAGAAATTAGAGTTGACTTTCCATATCCTGTATTGGTGAAGTCAAAGTGCCACGCAGGAGCTTTATACGCATACCAATAGGCTATATCATCATTAAATACACGCCTTACAGTTAATCTTCCTAAATTATCATAGAAAATATCACACCCGAAAGAAGTCATAATCTCATTAAGATAATCACCATAATAACTTCCTGCACTCATGGCGTATTCTTTGTAAAGCTTTCGTTTTCCTATTGTGGGATCAATAATAGGCTCTATTGGGTCTAAAACCAATCCATTACCAATATCAAGCATGAGAATATCTCTAACACTTTGTTCGACAGACGAGCCAATTTCAAAAGTAACGTCCATTTCATCGGCTTGTAATACCTTTAATGTTCCGTCAAGCTGTCCATATTTATCTACGGCGTTAATAGAAACACTGTTAGTTGAACTTTCAACATCGGCATCTTGTGTGATAAATACGCCTTTGGCAAAATAATAAGTATCTGTACCATCAGTTATTCCCTCGTACAATCTAAACTTACGATTAAACCAAAAGAAATTATTTTCGTCAATAGTATACTTTTCATCAACATTGACTAATGTAAATGAACAACTACGCCTTGTACCTTGCTGATTATTTGATACAACACTACCACTGTCACCATAGTCTATATCCTGTTCTATTACACTTAAACAGTTTTCAAAATGATCGAGCAATTCCAACCTAATACGCTGATTATGTATAGGGTTGTCTAACATAGCCATATAGCCATTGTCTGTTATTTCATAAAAGTTCAACTTATCACCTCTTTTCTTTAAGTATAAGGTACGATTTCTACGTTATTTACTTTGTCAATTTCTACCCACGAATATGATACATTTGTTAATATAGGATTGCCACCTTCATCATACTTGCGGGAAGTATTTTCGGAAATTGCTACTATCCAAACGTCACCTTTTGCGGATTTCAAAATAAACGCACAATCGTCATTTATAAATCTTATCCAACGGTCTACCTTTTCAATATTGTCATAAATTGTATTATCAGGACAAGTAATACTTAGCAGGTCTGCCGTGAACGAGCCGCTTTGATAATGATTGTTTGTTCTAGTTACGGTTGGGAATGTTGATGTACCTACATGAACCGTCAACCCTAGATTATGTACAATATCCCCAGAATCTATATCGCTAATAAATTTCCACGTTTCACCAACCACATACGGTTCTTTAGCAAAGATCAATGACAAACGATTTGAAACTTCATTTGTTCTTATGTCGTTTTTATTGTAATACTTTTCATAATCCGTATAAGGTCTGATCGAGGAAATAGTCCAGCCATCCCAATTAGTTGTCACTCCTATTATTGTATAGGGTTTGTAATTATTATCTGGGTTATAGATCCCTTTTACCATATCGCTTACATCAATAGTTTTCGCTATCAAATACTCATACGTTCTATGATTACCTACAAGATAATCAATAAAATATTTTTGATTTTCCATAAAGCCAATAAAATTCCATGTGGTTTCACCTGCTTCACGCCTATACACATTATACCAACCTATATTTTTATCGCCAGCTTGTACTGCGAGAGTAGGGAAGTCCAATCGAATAGTGTGATTGCCCTCATTTATCGTGACTTCATGGCTTGTAATAGGGCAAGCTTTCGTAGGCATTGAGAATGATACTCTATCACTATTTGACAATATCTGTTTCTCATAAGTAGTCAATATTGTTTCGACCTCAAAAGATTTACCGAAAACATAGACTGGAAAATTATAACACATATGATAAGAATAAATGTCATCACTGTCTGCGAGAAGTTCTTTTGTGCCTTTATCAATGCTGTATTTTGCGCCTACACTAGGCATAACAGACAGTTTATTTTCAAGTGTTACTATGCCAGTTGTACTGTTATAGTTTGCAATAGTTCCACTAAATCCGCTTGTTACTATTGGCTCTGTACTAGAATCTGTTTTTGATTTAAAGATAATGCTCTTACCAATTACATTATCTGTAATATCTTTTTCGATAGGAATATTTTGGTTATCAACCAATTCGGCAATATCACTGGTTGTTTCTTGTACAGTACCATTGATATAAGTGTTACCCTTAGTGGCGTAGACCTTGAAACGATAATTTTCAAGTCCTACATTGTTAGGCTGCGTATAGTCACATTTGCAACGCAAGCCTACCGACACTGGCAGAGTAGTTGTCCTACTCTGAATTTCATTCCGCACATAAAAATCATATGAACCCTCGCTTTCAGAACCACTTGTTGAGATATAATTGCAAAATAGATAATACTGTAAATTGTTTGCATTATCAAGAACTTCATTTGAAAAAGCATTTTCAAGAGTTACTATTCCTGTGGTTTTATCATATGATAAAACTTTGCGTTCCTCGTTCTTAATTTTCATGTAAGTACATGAAATGAGCAGATCTTCATTGCCCCAATATTCAGGAGCTTTTAACTTGTCTATATTATCTTGAATTGTAAGACTTGACGGTGTATTTACTGTTAAGACCTTGCCACTAGCATATGGTACACAACAGTTAGGTTGATTTAAATACTTACCTGTCTTATCTGGATTACACGAATATAAAGTCAGATTATACTTATAATGTCTGCCATCTACAAATGTTTTTCCAAATGTAGTACGGTTCATAGTCAATCTTATCGTATCTCCACGCTGAAAAGTCAGAACAGGTTTATCATCAACAGTCTTATAGTTATGGTAGATTATGTCTAAAAATGTTTCATTGGTTGCACAGTCTATGAATGTATATTTATAGTAAGCGAGTGCATCGGAATTGTTCGTAAAAGACAATGCAAACTGCTCATTCTCATCAAAGACAACTACGTTGCCATTACGAGGATATACATTTCTAGGAGTCATAATAGCATTTCTTGCCACACGCTCACGTTCCTTTCTAAATTAAAATATAACTAATGGCAGAAGATATAAACCCTCTGCCATCAATCATACTATCTTATTTTATTGTTTACCGACAATCAAATTCATTTGCGCTTCACGAACGTATCTGTCCATGTAAGCCTTAAACTCATTATAATTATCAGCCTTAATGGTGTTACCTGTCAGAACCCATTGATATGAATTGTTGGTAACTTGGCTATTTGTGTTGATCGTTTGACTTATGTTATCCGAGATTTTCTTCGTGATTTCAGATATATCTGCATTTTGTAGCTGCGGTAATGTATTGTTTAAACTCATGTTTCTTACAATGTTATACAGCTTTTTAGCTTCTGAAGAGTTGAACACAACTTCGGGCTTGCTTGGTGAACCGTGAACATCTGCTTTACCGGTATAATCAATTACACCGCCATTAGCATACGAACCACCAGTCCAATTCTGATTCCAAAGATTACTGAAATTAGGAGCTATTGTAGAAGAAGCATTGTCAATTATACTTCCTGCCGCACCACCTAACAACTTCGTCCACGCACTCATAGCCTTATCTGCGGCTTGACTTAAACGATCAGTATCAGAAACAACCTTATCGACCATATCTGTATAAGTGGTCGTTGACTCGCTCAGATTATCAAGTAAGGTTTGATTATTGTCTTTAACGTTGTTTTGTGTAGTTATCTGTTTTTCAAGAGAAGTGATAACATTCTGAACATCTGCTATCTGAGGTTCAATAACATTATGAAGTCTATTCTGATAAGACTCATAGTTTCCTGCAAAATTATTAAGAACGCCACTATCTTTATTAAGTATACGCTCACGCCAATCAGAACCGAGAACCGTAGCAGCAGTCAATTCATCTTGTGCGTTCTGATAGCTGTCAACGACATCTTCCCATGCCTGCTTATAATTCTCGTACTCTTCGATACGTTCATCATAAATGGCTGTTTCAGAATCACGCTGTTTTTCAAGTTCATCTATCTTGCTTTCGTTCAGAGCATTGTCATAGTCAGCTTGTGCTTTACGAACAGCTTCACTATCGGTCTGTACTGTAAGACCGCGAGAAGCACTGTACACTCTCGTTTTGGTATTCTTTGCCTTATCAAGAACAATCTCCTTTTCTCGAAGGTCGATATTTCTATCTCTCTCATCGTTTTCAGTTTGAAGTGCTTCAATTTCCTTATTGTACTTATCCTCAATAGCCGACTTTTGTTCTTCAATAGCCGATATTTCATCTTCAATTACAGAAATTGCGGTATCAGAAGCAGTTTCGTAGTTGGAGATAATATCCTCTAATTCACTCTTCTGGTCTTGTAAGGACGAAAGAATACCATTCTGAACTTCTTTCTCCTTATTCAGATTTTCAATGACTTCTTCAATACTCTTTATCTGATCTTCATAATATGCCTTTTTAGCTTCGAGAGGGTCAGTTTCAGTATCAAACGTTTCAGCGCCAGCAAGATTAGAAGCGTCTTGAATGATTTCAATGAGATTTCTGATTTCTTTTTGAGTAGTGCTATCAGCTTCGGGCAAAAACTCCATAAGCTGATTGACTAGCTCAGAAGATTTTGTGTTGGCAATTTGATTAAGTTTTCCTCTCAGCTTCTCAGTGTCATCAGCATATGCTCTTAGGTCTGGGAACTTTTCAAAGAGTTCGACTTTATCAATATCCTTACCTTCAACAAGATTGCTGTACGCCGTCTTTAACGACTCAATATCACTCATCATATCGTCAAAGTTAATATCTTCGTCCTCAAAGAAACTATCAAAATCAAATTGTGATTTTATCTTGTCTAGCTGTTCTTGAATTGAATTGAATATGATTTTACCGTCATTGTCAGCAATAGTACCAAAACTACCACCAAAGAAGCTGTTAAGGTTGTCGATAATAGATTCTTCAACTTCGGGATCACCATTATTCTCTCTGAACTGGTCGATAAGTGCCTGCGCGTAATCTGCATAGGTATCTTCCGCTACGTTCAAATAGCTTACACCATTGTCAGACATAAAAGACTGAATTTTAGAATTAGCAAGGCTATTGATAGCGTTGTCACGTTCGGTTACTTCTTCTTGATAATGGTTGAGAAGATCAGCTAATTTATTATGAAGTGTAACATATTCCTCGTTATCCCCATTGGGATTTAACTCATTGCTATGCTTATCAAGTTCTTCAATAGCGTCAGTCAAAGCTGCCACTTTATCTTCGGAGGACATATTATTCAACACTATATTATATGTATCAGTCGAATATGACGAAGCACCACTTAAACCACTTTCAACCGTAGTTTTTTCTAGTTTCTGTTCAAAGCCATCTAACGTCAATAAAAATTTTTGTAAAGCTGTTGAGTAGTCTTGTTCAATGACGTTCATTCCTGCAACAGCAGTAGTTTTATCATACGAACCGACCACATTTGCCTTGTTGTCATTGACATTTTTATCAGCATTTAAAAGAGTATTGCTTGCATTTTTCTCCCATTGGAAAGCTTTCTTTCTAGCAGCTTCATCAATAATAGCAAGGTTATCTTCATATTTGCCGTTTATCAAATCAAGCTTATCAGCTTCTACACCATAGGTATCAATAAGCTCTTTTTGAATGTCAATTAACTTTTCTTTATCCGAAGCTGAAAGGGAAGTCTGAGAACTAATCTGAGAATACTGCTTATAAAGGTCAGCTAAGGATTTATACTCTTCTTTGTATTGTTCGGCAGCTTGCTTATTCTCCTCTGCAAGCTGTTTATTCCGCTCAGCTAATTCAGTAGCCTTTTGTTTAGCACTGACAAAAGCAGAAATAAGTTTTGAAAGTCCATAAGAAACCAACATACTTATTCCCATATTCAATGCTGCGGTAGCTGCTTGAAAAGCAAATTGTTTAGCAGTCGCCCATACAAGGGATTTTCCATAACCAACTATATTTGCTTTGGCTCCATTAAGATTAACTAAATATTTTCCAAGTTCAGTGTTACTCATGCCTATGGCGTTAGCCATTTGATTTTTACCAGTTACATTATCCTTAGAAATCTTATTATAATTCTTAATTGCAGAAGTAACCCCTACAAATCCTTTAGTATTTTGTAAATTTGCTTGATATAAGTTAATCGAGGCTTTGTCTACAAATTCTCCTACATTATCATTTAATATATCAAAATCATTAGCCGCAGTTTTAATGTAATCAAAATTGTAATCGTCTGTATAATTAAATAAATCATTAAGAAAATTTGATTTTTGATGTTCTGTAAACCTACTATCGCTTTGCATAGAGTTTATCTGCTCAGACAATTCCTTTATCTTCTGAAAACCCTTATCAATTTCTCCCCAATCAACTTTATTATTTTTACTGTTAAATATGTTTAAGGCAATATTATCTTTGTCATACTTGAATATCAATCAAAATGCGAAGTTTGTTTTGTGAATACAAAAATTGCATTGACAAATAAAAATAAACATGGTATAATATATAAAACAGTTATATTGATGGGAGGAACAGATATGAAACCTATTACTTGTCCAACTTGTGGAACTCCAGACATTCCATCAAATGCTCGCCGTTGCCCAAATTGTGGAACTGGATTAGCTGAGTATCAAGTTCTAAAATTAACAGAAGAGCTTGCCGAAGATCGCGAAGAACGAATAAACAATTACTTAAAAGAACATCAATACGAAATCGACGAGGATCTTGAAAAAATAGCACTCCATAGACCGAGTGTGTTACCAATTCTCAAAGAGTACTTTATTGGGGAAGGAGCTTTTTTGACATGGCTTATTATAATTGTATTTGCAGTATCACTTCATTTTGCAAAAAAGCCTGATAGTGTTATCGCTCCAATTATTTTAGCATTATCAATTATTGGAATATTATTTTTGATTGTTGCTTTTTGTGTTGAATACCATTCAGAATATGAAACATACAAAGAGTTAAAAGATAAAACCCCCGAAGAATACGAAGAAGAAAAGAATAAAGTAATTTTAAGACATCGAACATATATTGAAGATCAAATAAAACGCGATGAAGAAGAAATGATTCAAGAATATGAAGTTAAACTTGGTCTAAGATCATCAGTTTCATGTCGTACATCTAAAAATACATCGAATGAACCAATGTTCATACAGATGAAAAAGAAGGAAGCAAATTCACACGTTCCCAAATGTCCCATCTGCGGTTCAACAGACCTCACTCAGATCAGCACAGTCAAAAAAGCTGCCAAAGTCGCAACATTCGGTATTTACGGCGCAGGCGATATAGGCAAAACATGGCAATGCAATAATTGTAAGAGCAAATTCTAATTTAGGCATAACAAAAAGACGGAGATTTTCTCTCCGTCTTTTCTTTTGACATCTAACGAAATACTAATATATTTCAACTCACATACGCTTACGCGCAGATTTCATATCATGTGAACCGCCCGCCGTCTAAAACCAGTGGAATTTCTGACTTGATACTCTTTAAACTGAATTTATCAAGCTTTTTGAAAAAGCCACCCATGGTGGGGCGGCAGTTTTCACACAAATAATCAATATGTTTCAACTCACATACACAAACGTATAGTTAATTGGGTATTACGCCCACTTATATTATAACCTATTTTCTCTGCTTTGTCAAGTGTTATTTTTATGAAATTCTTACTTACGCAGGATAAGTTCCTCTATCTATCTCCATCATGTAATACACCTCCTTTTTAAATCATAAAACTTATTCGTAAAAGCTTTACGATATACTAAGTTTTTAACGAATAAGCCATATTATGAATTATGGCACGTTTAACAACTATTTGGGTACATTTGTCAAAATAACCACGAATGAATTGTAATATTCTACAAAATTATCTTGGTGAGATTGACAAATCTGACGGCAGGCTATATAATATAGGACAGGAGATGGAATAGATGTGACAGACCTCTGAATATCAACAACTGATTTGGCGAAGAAAGGAGATAGACTATATTATCGCTTAATCGGAATCTGATTATAAGGAGGACAATGATATGGAAACGACGATCTTTATCATTTGGCTTATTTTCGTATACGCGATTATTACCGAGATAAAGAGAAAGTAACCCGCCTACTGCCATAGCCGAGTTACTTATCATAATATTACAGCCGAAACTGAGGTCATCATCGTCAATTTCTTCTGCTTTCAAGGTGAGCGGTATCGTGTTTGCGGTATCGCTCATTCGATTATTATACCATATTTCCTCTTGCTTGTCAAGCAAAAGAAGAAGATATTGAATTATATTGCTTACGCGCTTGTTCGTACTCATTCATCTTAACGTTCTTGTACCGTTTGCTTTCTCGGTTAGTGTGTTTAAATATGATTTCAAATATACAGGCTATTATATAAATCAAAAAAACGCTAAACTTGAATATTAGTAATCTACGATTGAAGCTTTTATCCCTACTTTCCATTAGCTCATTTAAATAGGGGGCTAAAACATCATTGTTAATCAAACTTTCGGCTTTTGATTTGAAAGTAGTTTCTTCTGTATAGCAGTCAATCATACTATTTAAATATTCAATAATATCAAAGAACATCCGTTGTTCCTTTTGAAGTAAAATTTCCGCATTGATAAGACACATCAAAAGCTTATAATCTTCTGAATTTTCGTCAATACTTCCTCTCATTGCAGCAAAACTTGTTCGCGATCTTAGATTGTAAAGCTTGAACAATTTGTGATCCATACACGGGTCGTATATACTTATTTTCAAAACCCATAGTATTGGTAAAATTAAAAATAGAATACTAAATGCTGCCATTGAATCACCTCATTTCAAAATTTCATCTAATTGTCCCGTAGTCAATATGACCAATAGCTCCGATATAATCAATCGTCATCTAACAATTGGTTCATTTCAGAATGAACACTGTTACAACCCGAACTATGATGTATTGATAACGGATGCAATTCGCCAGTTTCAATACCATGTATCACATCTTTGCGTTGTTTTGCTACTCGCTCCAACTCTTTTCGATATACTTTAATTATAGTAACATTTCCAATTACAGAAATTACAGCAATAATTGTTACGAGAGCTGTATATAAAGAATTACTAATTTTTTCATCAATGTAATGTAATACATCATATGCTGGTTGTATAAATGTTGCGAAGTCAGTCTTACAACACTGAACCATCGCCATAATTATTATTGCATAAACAAACGCAAGCGATACCTTTTTTAATGTCAAAAGGTTATATATAACATTTGTGAAATGTATCAAGAAGTCCCAGACTGTAGTTTTCTGTTCTGAAACACTTGTATTTTTTGATCTTTTATTTTTATTCCCCAATGTTCCCACTTCTTATCTATAAAATTTTAAACTAATTATTCCTAATTTCACTCCTTTTATTACATTCTCGCTACATTGATTACATTATACCACAGATTTTTATAAAATCAATATTTGGAAGGGAAAAGTAAGAAATTGTTTACATTTAAAATGGAAAACGTTCATACTTTAATAATAAAATTTTGTACTTTTAATCTGCTATCTAATTATACTTAATTTTATGTTTATAATCACTAATATATTCTATTACCACGGCTGAATCGCCGTCACAATGCGTGAAAGCATGGATAATTCATGCTGACAATTCCAACGTCACGCTTCATTGTTGACCCGAGCACACCATTTTGAATTTATTAAATCCAAATTCCCATTATGCTCTGTGAACGTTCTTCTTTAAAAAGAAGCTTCGCTGCGGACTTTCTAATATTTATCTTGTTACTATACCTATGGGAATTACCCCATAGCCATTTATATTTCTCAACATAAATTTAGTAATAAATATTATAGATTACCCCGAACTATATTGTCAATAGTTATGTGCTTCTTACGCACACCAATTTCGGTTGTTGCTTACAATAGGCAAAAATATACATATGTATTAAACACCTAAATGCCTTGACCCTCATTGTTTCCAATTCGTTATTATAATCAAGGAAGGGCATATTCTGAGAAACATCAATTCGTTTCCACCCTTGTTTGCTGTGAATGACATAGCACCTGTTACAGCCGTAATCAGAGTAGGCATTACACCTAATTTATCAATTAAATCATCTAATACGTCTACACCAGAACTTGCTAAACCTATTCCTTTTTCTATGACATCACTATCAACTACATTCTTAACTAAATTAGTCCACGAGTTGCTTAACTTGTTAAGCTGACCCTCCCAACTATTAGCAGTCTTTTCAGCTTCTCGCATTGCTGAACCAGAACCATTTGCATAGTCGGTAAGAATTTTCTCATAATCAGACCAACCACTGAGTATCGCCGCCAATGTATTAGCGCGGTATTTTCCGCCAATATCACTAAGAATGTTTGCTTTTAGTGTAGAACCTTCTGGAGCGGCATTATAAACCTCAGAAAGTTCTTTAAGTAATTCGATTGGTGTTTTAAGTTGTTCACTTCCATCTACAAACTCAGTCATTGATATGCCAGCTTGTTCAAAGGTCTTGACAATCTGCTTGTTTGTAGTGTCTTGCAGATTAACAAATAACGATTTAATAGCGTTACCTGTTTCATCTCCAGACTCTCTTGTTCTAGAAGTTGCTGTCGCAATAAGTGCTGTAAGCTGATCTATCTGTACACCAGATTGAGCAGCCATAGAAGCAGCTTCACTTGTAGCCGCCGCTAAATCGTTCATTGATACGGCATTTAAATTTGTTCCATCTGTTACTTTCGTTCTGCATAACAGAACTACTGACCTTATAAATAAGGCGGCTAAGAATTTCTTCTTAACTCTCACGTTTCATAGTTAGATTATATCGTGAGTGCAGAGTACACCTTCACCCTCGTTTAACGTTAGGTTCTCAGAATAGACTATATCTATTCGTGGTCTGCGTGTGTTATATGTCACCACATAACAACTTACTCGTTACGGATTTTGTATAAAATATGGATTTATAATAATATCATTTAGTTTAATTTTACCATCAACCAGTACATAATTATATGATTGATAATTTTGTAACATACCATTTTCTGTTATAAACAAGTCGATAAGTTTACTACACTTTTCAGGAGTTTTAAGTAAATCCCTTTCCCACAAATACAATACTTTTAAATTGTAATATTTCTGCAAATATGTAGCTTTGCGTTTATCTCGTATAACATCATTTTTCTGCATTTCATTTAATTCATTAACATCACAATATATTAACGGATTAGCATGAAAATAGTCGCCCATAACTTCTATCCCTAAATTATAATCATTTAAATAATTATCCAAGGCATAATATTTAAAATTCTTTTCATTTTGATATGCTATATTCAAAGATTCTAAAATATCATTTGTAATCTTTTGTGGACGTGTTTGCCGATTGAAAATACCATTAGAATAACCATCTACGGTGTTTAATCTACATTTTTCTTTTTGCTCATCTGATAATTTGATTCCAGTATTATACAACCTATTTCCCACATAATATTGTTTCCTAAATAAGCGATAACATTGTGAATTACAAAAATTATGATTTATGTTTTCTTTATTCTTTATGTTAGTTTTACTTTGAGGAACTAGTAATTCTTTTCCACAATAGTCACACTTAACAACTCTTTTGGTATATACCGATGATTTAGAGCCTACATAATATTTAGACCTAAACTGGGAATAACAATTATGACAACAAAAATTAAACCTATTTGAAAGCATAAAACAAATAGTGGTATTAAACTCTTTCTGACAATTTTCACATTTAACTTTAACTTTTATCGGTTTATTCCCTAAATTTTTGATTTTCAAATGAGTATGTATTAAATTGATAATATCATCTAGTGTTTTTCCAAGTTCAATAACAATATCATTTATTACAGTAATTTCTTTATCAAAGATTTGTTGCAATGTATAATATATTTCTTGTTCAGTCCATCCGTCTGGGATATGCAGTAAAGGGTGCTTTTCTTTCCATTTGCAAAATTTACAAGTTTTCATACCCGTTGTGAATTTAGATATATCTTTATACATTCCACAAGATAAACATTTTTGTTCCATATACATCTTTCTACCATATTTTATACAATCTTATCCTCGGAATTGCGTATCTCTACGGATTTCCCGATAAGAGCAGACTATTCCCTATATGTTTCCATATAGGCAGGCTAGTATGTTAACCTGATTCTGTCCGTCAAGAACTTTTGTCAATTCTTCTGCGTTACCTTTAAAATCATAAGCTGCATCAGTAGCAAGAATATAGTCATTAGCAACGTCTGCTGTCAAATCACCCGCAGTCTGAGCAAGTAAACTGATTTCTGCAAGCTGATCTGCGTTTTCCTTACCAGCTCGGTACATTTCTTGTACACCAGTTAAATAGCCTGTTGCAGTAGCACCATACTTATTTGCTACATTGTAAGCCGTATCTCCAAGGTCTTTAAGCTGAGAATCTGTTAAATCAGAAGTCTTTGATACTTCGGTTAAAATAGTATCTACCTCTTTTAACTCCTCAACAGCATCCCTAAATGTACCCGCTAATGTACTTATTACAGTAGTTAAACTCATCCAACCACTGAATTTAGCTACTTTTTCTTTAAGCATTTCAAAGAACGTTTGTCCTTCAAGTCCAGCAGCTTTGATTTCAGCCTTACTATTGGCAAACGAACGATTTATACTCTGAAATGCACTTTGAATTTCCTTATCAGTTAAATTCGTTTGACTTTGCAAACGCTTCAAAGCATCAATCATTTCATCGGTCTGCCGTTTATATGAGCCAGACTTCATTGCTTTAGTGTTTGCGTTCTGATAAGTAGTAATCGTACTGATTAACTTTTCAATATTATCTCTAGTACGTTTGATATTTTCCTCAGAGCGTTTGTCAGCCATGAAATTAGCCGACTCCCTAGAAGCGGTTGTTAATTCTGAACTGACTTTGGCTATGTTCAGCGCCAAAGAACGATACGCTTCTGACTTCTTTTCCATACTAGTATCGCTCTCATTTATTTCTTTAAACTTATCAAGTTGCGTTCTCAAAGCCGATATTTTCTCTGTTAGTTTCTCTGGAATAATTTGTACTCTTTCAGCTTTTAACTCAATATTCTTGATTGTATTATCGAAATTTTCAATGTCAATATTCATATTCTCAAACGGATTGAGCGACTTCATACCCGAAGTTAGCATCTGAGAAACTGTATTAGCCAACGTTTTTAATTCAGAAAATTTTTTGATAAATTCATTTAATGAGTTTATATCAACAATTGAGTCAGCGGCGGCGGTGGCATCTTTATACTTTTCGTCATTTTTAAATAATTCTTTCGTTCGATTATCAAACGCAGCTAAATCTTCAATGGCTTTCTGCCTAGCCTTTGCAATGCTATCAGTAAGATTTTTAACACCAGTATCAGCTTTGTTGATATTTTGGAGTACATAAGCAAATTCCGAACCATCACCATTCATATCGGTAAGAGCATACTTGAACTTTTCAACTTCACCAGTCGCAGACTTTACTTGTATAGTAATGTCTTTGATTTTTTCTTCTGTTCCTTCTCCAATATTTACTAATTTTGAATTAGTTGTAGCAGAAACTTCGCCTAAACTGCGATATGCTTCTTTTAACTGATTGACAACATCAACGTTATTGCCGGAAATCGTAGACGGAATAGACGAAGAGAATGAAGCCGAATTTGCTTTAATAGTGCCTACGCTATCATTTTCATCACGTTTTACTACTGAAAGATTAGTCCTCGAAATGTCAACCATAGCGGTTTTCATTTCATTACTAGCTTCTTTAACACCTTTAGCTGTATTTTCTATGGCTTTGCCAGTATTTTTAATAGCATTTACCGAATCATCGCTCTTAATCTTAACCGTATCAAACGCAGTTGCACATTCATAAATGACATTTTGTAAATTTATCCAGTTTCTATGGTTTATATCTGGATCAACTTTGAAATTGTCAAGAATAGTATCTGCAAGATTGGTATAACTAGCTTCAATTTTCTGAACGTCATTAGGCGTTAATACTAACGTCTGCTTTAATGACTCATATGCTTCCTTTATATCCTTGCCACCAACACCTAACGCATTTTTCAGATTTTTCATCATGGTTGAAGTGTCAACAGTAGGAATGTTACCAATACTCGAATATATATCTTTAAGTCCGCGTTTAGTGTTCTCAACTACCGTGGCAGTGTTGATATTCGCATCAATATTTATTCTGAGGTTCTTACTCATCTGCTCTAATTGAGCTTTAATATTGGCTTGTGTTGTTTTAAAATCAAGTGAACCAACTAATTGTACCTTAACATCGGTTTTATCAGCAAGTTCTTTGTTGATTTTTGGTATATCATCATTCTTGATTTTACTTGCATCAAGTCTGACGGGTATCTTAATACTCAATTCATCTGCCATCTTACTCCACCTCAATTCCTTGTCTTATAAGACCTTCGGCAAGCATTGCTTCAATTGCCCACTTGCTATTTGATAATTCAATTTCTGTATTGTGCATAAACGGTCTAGGTCTACCGTAATATGCCCATTTGGTATAATCGTACCCATCGCCACTCTCAATAATAGGAGCTAGTAACTGTCCTGCATTTTGAGAAAATGTATTTTGTTCCATATCAAGATAAGGATAAGCCATAGTTGTATTAGTAACTGTTAATACGCCATCTTCTGCAATGGTGTTCATGTTTTCTTGATCGGCTAAACCACCATATTCTCCTCGTCTGTGGTACATTTTTGGAGTATATACGTCATAAACATCACGCTTAATTACAGTCTGCATAACATCTTTGACGTACTCTCCAACCTCATTTTCCAAAGCTTTATCTACTCGTTTATATAACTCTGCTTCAAGTGCCTTTAAAGAATTAACCTCCACAGAACTCACCACTCAAATAATCGCTAATACGTTTCATATCTTCAATTGCGAACTGTTCCTCCTCATTATGAAGATGAATAGTTATTTTGCTATTCTTACGAAGTCCCAAACTCAAAATACCGAGTATCGACCTAGCATTTACCATTCTATCCGCTACTATATAAACCGCCGAAGATAAGCCTTGAACAAAATACACAAAATGCTGTATATCTCGTGATAAAATATCAGTAGATATTACAAAATCTTTAGTTTGAGTGAACATTTCATTCACCCACCTTTGCGTTAGGTTCTCTACTGTCGTTGCCTTTAATAACTCCAGTGTCAACAAGAGCAGACACAAATTTATCAGTTGTCATTTCGCCCTTAATGGAATTAAGAGTCTGTATCGCTTTATTCGCTTCGTCAAGATCGAACTTTGATGTGTTTGAAAGCACAATGTTTATAGTATTCACAAGTGTAGAAATAGCTTCATTAGCTTCACTTGCAACCATCTTTGCTGCCTTATACCTTGTTTCAGTTTCAATGCCGTCATAAATTGCGTTAAGAATAAGTCCAAACTGTTCGGGGTTAACATCTATTCCCGAAGTGTTTAATTCTCCATTATCATACAGTACAGCTATATCATCGGAAGAAAATTCTTTTTCTCCATAATACAGGCAAACACAATAATCAGTGAGTACCTTTCTATAAGCCGCACCATATTTAACAGTATTCTCTACAACATAGTTAATGAACGCGTTCATTTCAGCAAAAGTAATCTTATTTTTCATTAGGCGTTTCCTCCATTATTCTTTTTATTTCTCTTTTCCGCGCTTCTGAGCTTTTTACACTCATCATAATCAATCCAACCACCAAATTTCTTAACATAAGTTATCCATTTGTATGTGATGTCTGGATAATGATACCAAAACAATTTACGCTTTAGTTTTGCGGCAGTATCGGGCATACCTTTAGTATCTATAACTTCTTCTCGCCCATCTTTGTATCTCACCACAAAATCGGCAACGTATGTAATAGCTCTTACTCCCTTACCGTCATGCTCGAACTTCGGTTGCAATTCATATGGCTTCTGCAATTCGTAAGAAACCACGTTACCGCTTTCCACCTGCGGGCAAAGTACATCACGATAATATTTCATTTCTAAAACTGAGTCAAAAGTTATTCCATTATAAGTGCGTTTTGCAATATCGGAATCAACATTATATTTGGTTCTACCTGCCATTTGCTCCTCCATAGTTGATAATAAAAAAATAGGGGACAACCATCAATGATTGTCAATGGTTTATCCCCTTTCTTTTATTTGCTCTTTTTATTTGCTTTTCTTGTTTTGCTAACTGGTTCAACTGGTTTTATTATCTTTTTAATATCTCTTGCTACCGCAGGCAAGAGATTAGAGAAGTCATAATCCTCAGTTATGCCAATATTACTAAATTCGGTTGTGGCTTCTTCTTTTGTAGTTACACCTTCTCGAAATCCACTCATTATCATTTCAATCTGATAATGAGATGGGCAACAAGAATGTTTCTTCCATGTCTGATACCGTCTGCAATGCGGGCAGTATTCATATTCTTTACCACAAATCCAACACGTTCGCGTGTTTGCACCCATGATTATTCCTCAGTTTTTGCGGTAGGAATAACAACAGAGTAGAACGCCTTTTCAGAATCGCAATACTCAACAGCACAATCCATATTGATAGTAATAGTAGACTCAAGGTCGATCTTCGTTTCATACGAGGACTGCATCTTCGCAGCAGGGAAACGATAGTACGCAAATATCTTAGTATCCTGATCGCAAGCAGTGAAACCCTCAAACTCAACATAGAATCTACCCGCAGTAGGATAATCGTTAGCCGAAGTGGTAATACCTACCGCAGCATCAGTTTTAAAATCATACTTAACAAGTACTGTTTCGTTTTCATCAACAGCACCTGTATTAAAGGTAATGGTTTTAGAAGCATCAGTGTATGTAACCGTATCAGCCGACACAGCACTACCAACCTTAAATATCTTATTTACCGAACCATCAGGAGTAAGTGTAGTTACGCTAATAGTGCCGTCAATAGCCGCATTCTTTAGCACAACAGTAGTCTGGTCTGAACCCATTACAAATTCCTCAAAATTAGGGCAATCCAACTTTGCAGAACTTGAAGCAATCTTTTTAGTAGTGCCATTCATCGCAGCCACAAGGTTAAGGTCATACAGAGGAGTGGCGAAGCTTACCGAACAGCTCTTACCCTTGGTAATAGTGGCAATAGTGTTACCATTAGCGTCCTGCTTCTGAACCTCATTTCCGTCAACCTTAATTGAAAAGTCCTGTATCTGATTAGTGTACCATTCAGGGGTTCCATCATTTTTGGTAAAAATAGCACGATTAGCCTGCTTGGGTATAAAAGTATTTACATTCATAGCATTAGGCATATCTTTTTCATTCCTTTCTTTAAAATAAAAAGAACCTTGTTAGTGCAAAGCTCGCATCCAATCAAGGTCTTTCTTCAACGAGGGGTTGTCTTTAAACGAAACGCAACCACTATACAACCCCGTATATAAATGTGTTGCATTATCAAGTGCTTGTATGCGGCTAACAATTTCCCAAAATCTGAATATCTTCATATTTAACACCTCGTCAAAAGTCCAATGACAATAAGCTATAACAGAAGATACAACAGGCAATAATACAGACCGCATAGGATAAAATCTTGCTCTGTTCATTGCACTCTGTACATTTCTTTTAGCTGCATCAATCGCCATTTTCTTTTGAACAGGGTCGTCCATAATTCGGGTAAATTGTGGTTCTGGCATATTATTCATTTTCCGAATATTTCTCACCACTTGATTATATATATCTTCGGTAATAACCACGCCATCTTTATTCTGCAAACAAAGACTCCCATCTTCTAAATTGGTAGCTTGTAAAGTGGTTATATCGAGATTTCCAAAAATTAAAGTTGCTATATCTTGATCGTAGGTTGATACAAGACCGACAAACAGTTCCCAGTCTGAGATAGTAGTAAAATCAATACCTAATTTATCCAGATAAACTACCACATTTTCGTCAAGCGTATGTGCAGTGAAATTTTGACAGAAAGAATAATATTTAACTTCGCCTATTTCAGCGATTTCGTCAATAGTAGGCTGACGGATAGTTATTTGGTCATTGATTACTAAATCCGAACCTCTTGCTAATGATAAATCGTTAATCAGATTTACCACCACACAAATCTTTATTAAGGTCTTTGCCTTGGAATATCATTTCTCGCACCTTATAAATAGGGGAGAGGTTGTATTCTGTATTAGACACCAATGACAACTCATCAAAACCCCAACCGTCAGAACCATTAAGCAACCTGTCAATCAGGGTTGACAAATAGTCTATCCTTGTTGCCGACACACCAGCTTTATTCAATCTCATTTTGTCTTGATGACAAATCAATTTGATGGTCATAAACGGATATTCCCACACTTGACGGAAAAGCATTTTAGGGATTGAAACCTCTATTGTAATGTAGAGTTCAACCTCTGTCTGAGTGTTAGGTATGTAACCGTATGGGAAAATATTAGTATAAACAATATCTTCCAATTGCTCTTCTGACTTTTCAAACAATGACATTATTTCATCATTTTCCAAAAGCATAGATATAGCTTTATCTTTCCAAATTGGTATTGAATTTGAATTAGGCAAAGATTACACACCTCCTACTATTTTAATGAGTAATTCAGACGTACTATCATCGACCTTACAAATAAGCTTGAACGAACTGCCAATCAAAGACTTCTGATTAGCACATTTCAATTTCACTTTGTTGTTGTCTGCGGTTAGCGTTATATAACCATCTTGTATTTCAAGTGTTTTAAGCGACCATTCAACTTTGCTTTCGGTATCTGCTGTAAATGTCTTTGCTGTTCCGCCGCAACGAATTTCAGCATTGCCAGCATAAGTTATACCAACAGGTTTAGTTGTTTCAGCAGGCGTAAAATAGTCACATAACATCAAATCAACATTATCCCTTTGTGGGTTAAACTGATCTTCCGTCAGAACAATGTGCATAGCCCTATCTTTGCCGAATGAATAGCTGACTGTATCTGGACGAGTTATCTTGAACGGCGTAGGTTCTTTTGTGTTGTAATCAACAAAAAATCTCTTATCACGAGGAAAGTATTTCGTTTCCTCATCAAGAGAAATATACATCATTATCTGATCGTAGCCAATTCTGATTTGCTTTGTTTCATCAATACCAGAATTATACTGAGAAGCATTTTGGATATTACAAGGCTTATAGTGGATAATACCCTTATCATCTTGCCACTTGATAATATAATTACACCAATATAAAATTGCCTTTTCATACACTAAATTGTCCGATGGCTCTGTCAGTATCAACCATATATCGCCTTTGTATTTAATATACTTGTAATCAGCCAAACTACCTATTTTAGCTAAAACCTGTCTTTGCCATGCCTGAGAAAACGTATCTGGCGTTTCATTTTGAATAATAGCTTTTGATGGAACTTCTTCCTCAAAATCAGTACCATCAAAAATACCTCTGCAAAAAAGAACATTATCAATTTGAAAGCCATATTCCAATAAATCTTCAAAAGAGTATTCACTATCAAAAGCGAAATCCTTTGCTTCAGAACCCTCCATATAATAAGGGTGGTCGATTAAGTACCATTCTTTACTCATTTAGCCACCTCATCAATTATATGCAGTGTCTTTTAGCTGCTCATAGTAATCAACTATTCTGTCATTGACATAATCTATCTCAACCTTAGCTTGTGTTTTTGCGCCACTGGTATCATTTATTGTTAAGTCTTTTGTAACAATATTACTTCGTTTGATAATTTTGTTGTATTGACGTTCACAGTAATATCTTTTAATGGTAAAACCTAATATATTAGTAACCGTTTGATTAAGTACAATAGGCTCACCGTTAATATCTGTAAACTCCTTTGTGTTATAGTCAAAATACAATGGCTCGATTTGAGTTGAAAACTCTCCAACAGCCATTTTAAACCATTGTAAAACAAGACCATCATTTAGAATGACTTTTTCTTCAAAAGTTGACTCAAATACGTCTAACACGTCTTTGTACACGGTTGCCATATTGTCACCCTCTCATTAAACTGTCATACCGGTATAAACTTCACACTCTCGAATCTTGTTAAAGTCATTGAAGCCACATTCACGAATAGAGTTAATAAGAAGTATCTGCTCAGTTTTTGTCTTAAAAGTTTTATGAATTTCATTCCTAAAATCATCAAGACCTTTAATTTCAAAAATCTTCTTCACTTTAGCCTTATCAAGAATTTCAGTATCAATATCAAGATAATCTCTTGTAGCCTTATCATCTATAAAAATAGTTGCATGACTACCATCGCCATCGCCACGAAGGAGTTTATTTCCGTTTTCAAACTGAGTGATTACTTCTCCTCTGGTAACACGAATAGAACCACGAGGATTTATATTTACTTCACCCATAGACTCTATTTTTGGAAAACCTACCATCCAATTAGCAAGGTTTTTAAGAGTGATTTTCTCTTCCATGCTAAGAGGTGTAGTTTCCTCTATCAAGGTAGTATTCGCAACTGCTTCAAGAGGTGTAGTTTCCTCTATAACTTCTTTTTTTGAACCATTTGCTGTTCTTGCCATATTTCACATATGTCCTTTCATTATTTTAATTAAATTGGTATAAATATAAATAGCTGCGGTGTAAGCCGCAGCTATAAAATACTTATATAAAATTAAAGATTAGTATCAGAAAGAATACCAATCTCAAATTCGCGACCCTTAGTAAGGTCGGTAGCAAACTCTATATCAAATCTAGTCAATACATGACCAGTAGTTACATCATTGCCACTGAACGAGGTAAGTCCGCCACGAGTCCAAGACTTAATAGGCGAACCAAACTGACCACCAGTCGGAACTACAAGTGCCAGACCAGCATCAAGCATAGTGTTGAAGTTCGTACCAGCATCGTTATAAGACGAGAAGTCATAAGGGTTAGTCATCTGAACAAGTATATTACCATTGTACATACCGAGAATACCTTTCTGACGAATATCTCTCAGATCTTCTGCAGAAATACCCTGAGTATAAGCATATCTGCTTGTGTTATATGTAAACTCAGAATTATAACCTGCCCAAGGAGTAAACTCTTCCAGAAGAGCATAATCACCGATTACGCTTGCGCCAGTTCCAAGTCGTCTAACATCTTTCAGAACCTTGTCAACACCTGCCTTAGTAAGACCTGCACCTTCAAAGAAATATTTAACAGGCGTTGCGTTCTTAACCGAATTATAAGCGTTAGTAACAATAGCCTTCTTCATCTTGTTGATAATATCAGTTCTTACCTGATTCTTACCCTCGTTCTCCTTAGACATATCTCCAAGCTGGAGTCTGCGGTAATCAGTAGCCCAACCACCAGAAATGGTCTTAGTCGCTACCGAATACTTCTCACCCTTAATAGCGGGGAAGATTACATCAGCGTTGAGTGCCTGCTCACGCGACTTGTCACCTACAAGCTTCCAAGAATCTACCTCAATAGACTCATCAAAACCAAGCGACTGGAAGTCACCGAAGACAGCAAGGTTCTGAATCTCAGCCTGAAGCAGAGGTTCTACGGAATACTTTCTAATAGTATTCAGCTCTGCCATGCACTTAGCATCGCCATTTGCAATACCTTCACCAAGCTGCTTAATATGATCTACTACCATGTCAGTTTTCTTACCATACTTAGACGTGTCCTTACCATCAGTAAGAGCCGAGAAAATCTCAACGATAGGCGAATTAGGCTTTAAATTTTCCTTATTTGCAAAGTTAATATCAGCATCGCGCTTCTTGTTATTAAGTTCAAAAGTCATGCTCATTATGTATTCATCCTTTCTTTTAAATTACTTTACAATAACTTCAACGAGTACACCATTGCCGTCAAAGTTAATCTTCTTTATAACCTTAAAGTATACACCGCCATCAGAAATGCCAGTGTTAGCAGACAGAGGGTGAAGATTACCGTCAGTACCAGCGCTCATGAGCGTAGTACCCTCTGTAATCTGAGAATAGTCAGTGGCGGGTGCACCATAAGTAATGCTATCAGGCGATACCTGTAGATACTTACCCTTCCATGCAGCTACATCCCAAGCAGTTACAAGTTCGCCCGCGGGAGTCATAAAGTCCTTATAAGCATCGTCACCCTTGCCATGATTAGCAATAAGCTTAATACCTAGACCAGTCGCAGGAGCGGGAGCAACTACACCGTCAGTTACAGTACCCATATAAAAATTCTTAGTGCCACTAGCCGCAGCCTTTACAGTACCATCACCGATACCAGTCTTTTCAATCTGCGAAATTTCGTAAACCTTTATCATTTAAAAATCCCCTTTCTTTTTAGAAAATCGACTCGTCATCGTCCTTGTCGTGCTTTACGTCAAGGTCAGAGAAAATATCAATATTTGTATTCTTAGAGTTAAGTTCTGCAATCTTCTTCTCGTCTGCTTTCTTAGCAGCAGATACAGCAGCCTTACCAATTCCCTCATAAATCTTTGCAGTAATAGAGTTTATCTCAGACTTAATAGGGTCTGCTTCAAATGCCTTGATTTCAGCTTCAGCAAACGCCTTCTGTTCATCGGTAAACTCAGCAATAGCAGAGTTCATCTCGGCAAGTCGCTTCTCAACTTTAAGTTCAGCAAGCTCTTTTTCGATCACCTCAACCTGCTGCCAATAGGAATCTCTCTCAGCCTGCATATCAGCAAGAGCCTTAGTCAGCTTCTCAATCTTGTCATTGAGTTCAGCATTTTCAGTAACCTTAGTTTCAACAACCTCATTAAGTTCTGCTATCTTACCCTCATATTCCGCAGACTTGTTATTGCACTCTGCAATACACGCCTTAACAGAATCGGTAATTATACCAAGTGTTTTTTCGTCCATTGTGTCCTCCTTGTCTTTCTTATTCAATTCTAAAAGTGTAGACTTACAGTCGGCGGGCATTACCCCACCACCAAGAATACTAAAGCCCGAAAACTCAAATTCCGTAGGTATTCTACCTTTATCTTTATATCCATATAAATAAACGATACCTTCGTTTTCTTTTGTTCGTATAAGTTCAACACTTCCATAAATTGTTTCGTCATTAGACAGCTTCTCAGATAATAGATCAATACAATCCGAATATCTCATATAATCAAGCGTTCCTTCGCCAATGAGAACTTTCTTTGTTATATCAATACCATCTTCGTTTTCTGTTATTTCTGAAAGATAAGCTTTATCGAAATGCCCGATAATAGTTGCGTTTTTGAATATTGGAACTCCGTCTTTGTATTCATCAATTTCACCATGACCTAAAATATCAGTTTTAGTATCGTCTGCAAACTCTACTGTAACACTTGAATCGACTAATGTTTCTTTTGCTGCTTCTACATATTCGTCAATCCAAGTAATACCATTATCGTTATACTGAGTTCCAGCCTCATCAACAATACAGCTAGAATCATACACTTCGGCTACAACCAGCTTAAATCTCTTATAACCTGTCTTTTCTTCTTGCTTTTGATTTATCTCAAATAATTTCACCTATTTCACCACCTTTCCAATCAAGCTGTACTAGGTTTAGGCTGATTATTAGAGTCATTGTCCTGTGTAGCAATAGTGCTTTCATTTGTAGCATTATCTACAACAGGTCTACCACCTTTATCTTCTTCGGCAGAAGAATTATCCTTGTCACCCGAAGAGTTATAAGATGTGGCGTGAGGTGTATATTTTTCATCCCACTTCTCTGATTTTTCCATATCCATTAGTGACAGATACGCATTTAAGTCCCAGCCACACGAAGTTATCCATGCAGCCTTACTGCCTGAACCGCTCATATATAGCTCTTTATTCAAAGCGACAAACTTATCGCGATTAACCAATGATGTAGGAAGATAGTATATCTTTACCTCATTATTCTTGTCTTTGATTATGTTCTGATTTATTACATATGACAGCTCATCCGCAATCTCAGTTACCCATTGATATATCCTGCTAAAAAGCAACTCTAAGTTTATTTGCTGAGAAGAGTAGCTACCACTCTTACCATCTAATAAACCTAGTGCTACACCAAGACCGAGTGCAATGTCAGAATTTAAATTCGGCTCGATTTCCTCGTTTAGAATATCAACACTAGCATCGACCGTATTGATTTTAGTACCCGCCGCAACAGTAAAGAATGAAGTACCACCGCGATTATTCTTCGTCATAACCGCACTCTTAACTGTATTATGCTGATTTTCTTGTTGCGTTTTAGTTAAACTACATCTGCCTTTTTCGCCCTCCGGTAAGGTCTGATAAATAATCTTGTTATTGACCTCTCCTAATACAGAACGCTTTACACCCGTCAAGTAATCTTTATAAAAAATATCAATTAACGCAGCTATCGTAATTGGTCTACCGTATGGTTCACGGCGATCGCTTTTTATTTTGTGTACAACTGTCTTTGTATTATCCAAAACGACCCAGTTGCCAACAATTTGACCTTTCTTCCACTTATCATGTGCTTCTCGTATCTCCGTTGGATAGCATTTTAACTTTCTGATTTTTTCATTGTTATCAAACTGATCGAAATATTCAAGATTAAAAGCTATCAAAGGGCGATTGTTTTTATAAGCGATTATCTTAACATAATCAACTGGAAGGGGAGTCATAGCGGCTGAAATATCAAAACTATTTAGTTCCATCAGAGTTTCAACATCATAACCAGAAAGATATTTATTATCATTTGTAGACTGGGAAGGTATATCAAAATAGTAATAACAAGCTCCGTCAATACAATCTCTAAACAAAAAATCCCGCACAATATTCTTATCTTGAATATCGGACAGGACTTTTTCGACCTTTTGTTTATTCTCTTTGATTTTCTTTTTGCTATTGCCACTAGAAGTTAGAATGTGCGACAAACATGGTAATGCAACTATATAATCTATCGCATTAGATACAATAGGATTGAGATTATAAACACGTCTGCTCAACGTGCGTATTTCTTTATTGTACGCCATAGGATTGACTAAGATTTCCTTTAATCTTTCGATTTGAAATCCATTAAATATGCAACACAAATCATCAAAACCAGTATGACTCCAAACAATATTGCCGAGATTTGTGTTAAACTCATACGAAAGTTCTTCATTGGAATCTTGTCTAAAATTTAACTCATTTTCATTTTCGTTCATATTTCACCGCCTTTCCTAATTGATAAATACACCATAATCATACTCAGAAGAGTTGGATAACAAATCTTGTTCAAGCAGATTAGCAAAGTGTACGCCATATGACACGCTTGTATATCTATCTTTTCGGTTATTACCTTGCTCACTAACAACAACTATTCCAGTTTGTTCTTTACGTTCATAAGTCAATGCAACACATTCACTTATCATCTCTTGCGTTTCCAAATATGGACGTTCATAAAAAATTTGATCGTCTACCTCAATAGCACCTACATACTCTGGTATTTTAGATAGAATATTCTCAATCGCTTCATTAAAAGGTATCAAAAAGTCAATTGTACTTGTTGTTAATGCAGTTCGCATTTCAAAAGCAATATCGCTATTAAGCTTCTGAGAAGCATTTATCGCAAACAATACAGGCAATGCACCAACTGTCTTTATTCGATTAGCAATGTTATCATCATTTATACAAACCCACGGTTGATATTCCTTATCGCGCTCCTCGTCATAAATTACTTTAGCCAGCAAGTCATAACAAGCTAAACCACCATTTCGTGTATCAAGAACACAGTAATCAGCTTCAAAATCTTCAAACAACTGCTTTATTCTCACAGCTTGCTTAGTAATGTCGCCGCCATTTACAGAATCAATGTAAGAGATCACCTTACGATAACCTTGTTTGATTTCTTTACTTGAACCCTCATCACTTTCAACCGAGTAATTTACCGTATCTGGAATCAAACGCATACAAGTAAATATTGAATTATCGTTTTTCTTACCACCAGCAAACGCCATATCACAACTAACAATTCGTATTTCTCCACTTTGCTTCTTAATAGCATAGGGATTACGCTTTTTAGATAACACGTCTAAAGCCGTCCTAGGATAAAATGGCTTTTTACACCGCTGATTATCTGTAAACATCTTGTAAGTGAAAAATGCTGACGTATTTTCCTTTATCATCTCGTTGCAATACTCAATTCTGAATGTAATTGGGTCAAACTTCTTTTTGTCCTTCATGATCTGATTGCGAGTCTTGATTTTATGTAACAAAGGAATAGCATAATCTAGTCCAATCAAACACGCAGATCCACCCTCTTGCATATCTTTGATGGTATCGTTTATCTGACCTTGCATCCAATGGTTAGCATACCACGCTGAACTAATATACATATCGGTAGGCTCTTCGGCTAAATACTCATATTCTGGAAGCTTGATATACGGCGCAGGACGTATCATCTGGAACGGAGATATAACCGAATCAACAATAAATTTGTCAATCATACGAAACTCTTCATAAATTATAAAGGTTGAACGGTGTCCACGCGCAGAGTCTAATGCTGGAACAATTACTATTGTGCTTCCATTTCTGAATTTAACAATTGTATCATTCTGATTATCTTTAATAAATTCGATTTCTTGCCGTAACATAGGCGATTGAGCCATTAACTCATTTCGTATCTTTTCAGTTACCAAAAGCTTTGACTGACCTTTGGTCGCAGATACGAGAACGACCTTGCTATTAGGATATAACGATGCTTTGCAACAACCCGTCATAGCAGCTACATATGATTTTGCAGTAGCTCTTGAACCAATTATTACAATTGTCGAATTTGTATTTGCTTCGTATAATTCAAGATTTTGGTATGGATAGAGTTTAAAACCAAAATAAATTGTGGCATACATATCCATGTTTTGTCTAAAGAAAGTGTTCCATTCATAGAATTTAAGCAAATGGTCTTTATTGTGCAACCAATGTTGTTCCGGAACAAGATTACACACATTAAGCTGACGATCATCTAAACACTCAATTATTTGTTTATTCGTCATCTCCGTCACCATCTTTTATTTCATACTCGGAATCCATCTCATTCGTGCCATTTATTAAATTATTTGTAGGGCGTACAATAAATCGCCTATAATATTCGTCCTGTGCATTTATATCTTTAAAAATTGAAAGTCCTTTTTCTTTTATAAATTCAGCGGGGGAATAATTTTCAACAATACTGTTAAACACACCCCAAACTTCATCTGGGTCATTGGCAATAGCATTTTTAGAAGTATCTTTTGGCTTTAAATCTGCATTAGCCAATGTTTGCTGATAAAGCTTAGATAATTTTTCATATCTATCAATATCTTTGTCTTTTCTAGCACGATATTTCATTACATACTGTTCGCACAAGTCTTTAATAAGCGCGTCTTTAACGTCATCATCTCCTGCTTTATCTTTAAGCATTTTATAATGAGAGTCAAGCATTTTATATTCAACAGGCGAATAGTCCATTCCCCAACGGTCAACAGCAGCATTAGACAATTTGGTAGCATTTTTATCACCGCTATCAGACTTTATACGTTCAATATCTTCCATTGTTGTTACAACGTTATTAGGGCGCTCACTTAAATAAGTATCATATGTTTTGCCTTTGTTCTGTCGCAAATTACATTGTCTAATGTAATCCTTTATCTTGCTCTGTCCAAGTTCCGCTTGCTTGCTAGATTGTAATTGCTTTTCACTAACGTACATATCGAAATGCAAACAAATGCGCTTTATTGCATCGTCTACATTACCTAATATCTCTGTATACTGCTCTACCAAACTTTCCAAACAAGAATTGCAAGTTGGTAAGAAGTGATTATTACCCTCATACAATGGAGATTGACTAAAAGCAAAATTACCTTTCTGAACAGAATACCTTTTTCCGCACGTCACACACACAAACGGTTTTGTCAAAAGCATCTCTTTTTCTTCTTTATAGGTTATAGTTTTTATCTTACTAGCCTGAGAAGCCTTAGTTACTCTTTTGGTTGTAGGTTTCTTTGAATTTGCCATACCTCCACCACCTTTCTTTGTTATTCATGGTTGTTCTGATATCCTCATGCTGAGAACAGAGCATTATAAAAGAGCCGCTTTATTCACGGCTCTCAAAAACTAAATTTATCTTTATTTTCAGCTATTTTCTTTTTATCTTCTCGTATATAGAATTTCTTAGTTACATCAGTGCCAGAATGATTTAAGAGTGTTGAAATATCCTCTAATTCCATACCTTGCTGTTTCAGTAAAGTTGCCGAACTATGGCGAAAATCATGTGCGTGTAACGTAGGCACACCAATCATCTCACCAATGCTATGACACCACGAATTAAGCGTACCATTTGTAACCTTGTCATACTCGCCATCGGCGTAACCAATAAAAACATAACCTTTGTCTGAAATATGATTATCCTCACGATACTTTTGTAAATTGAGCAACAAACTCTTTACTTCCTCAGAGAAATACAAAGTTACAATATATCCCTCTTTCTCAACAACATCATTTACTATACGTTCATCAAAGTCAATCTGTTCCCATTTGGTATTTGCAACTGCATTTACCCTAGCCATAGTGGACAAAGAAAACAGCGCATAACATTGATACTGCAATGCACGATGCCTTCTGTGCGCTGTATCAGCATTATCAACAAGTTCTTGCAAGGCTTTTCTCAATTGCTGTACTTGTTCCAAAGTAAGAAATGTTTGAGTAATTATATCTGTATCTTTCTTAGGTCTATCCATAAATTCCATAGGGTTCTCAGAAATCAGCTTTTTCTTTCTGAGAAATTTGTAAAATGCAGAAATAGAAGCCATTCTGCGGCGCATACGCCTAGAATTATTACCCTTCGTCTTGCAAAAATACAAAAATTCCGTTATATCATCTTCTGTCAAATCAATCACACATTGATTTCCTTGATTTTTGTATATGTAAATCCACCATGACTCAAGATCGTTTTGGTAGCCTAAAATAGTTTTCTCTGAAAGTTCACGCAAAGACATATCAATTTTGTATTTATTCCAAAGTCGCAATGTTTCTGGATTGACTTTAGACAGAATTTCTTCATCGTGCATTTCTATTCTCTTACTTTTCTTAGCCACACTAGCCTCCTTTCTGTCACAATATACCTGTAACTTATTATTTTGGCTGTCAGAGTGGGACTCGAACCCACAACCTCCGCGTTAACAGCGCGTTGCTCTACCGATTGAGCTATCCAACAGTATGCAGGATAACTATTGCTATCCTGCAAAACAGACATAATTTATTCATAAATGTTCATATGAATAATCACTTGTTACCAATAGAAAACTCGAAATGAATTTTAGGAACATACCCATTCTGTCTAAAATCATCTTTGACAAAATCTCGCTGAACAAAAACAACATTATCGTCACCAATAATTATAGGTTTGCCATCACGTCTTGCTCTTTCACAGAATAACTCATTTTTGAAATTTGAAACAACAAACTCGTCACCATATTCGCCCCACTCAGGTGGATCAAGTGAAATGAAATTAACTCTAGTATCATCGTCAAATGATAGGAACTTCTTAATAATCTTGCAAGCTAACTCGTAGTCGCACAAAACGCTGAAATCCTCATTTTCAAGATAAACGTCAATAATATCCTGAATGAAAGTATCAAAATCTTTATAATCCTTTTTTATCATCATAATTATACTGTCACCTACTTTACTTTTATATCATAGCTGGCGATCTTGCCAAACTCATTATCAAATACAAAGAAACTTGCGCCAGTATCAGCGGTTTTCTGCAATGACATAGCATAATCATCAGTACCAACAAGCGAACGGACTGTAAGCACTTCTGAATGTTTGCCATTTTCCTTTGAAGTTTGATGATGTACATGACCGGCAAGCACATAATCTATATTTGTTCCGTATGCTTTAGTAAAAGAACTTGTACAATTTTGAAGATCTTTTACCTCACCATGACAGCCGAGAATGTTATATCCTTGCAGAGTAGTAAAGCAAAAACCAGTTTCGTTTTTAGCGATTCTGATATTAGGGTTGTCTTTTAGCCTTTCTTCAAGAAACGCCACAATTACCTTAGCCATATTTTCATCTGGGAAACTGTTTTTAGGCTGTCCAAGAAGTCTGAGTTGTGAATGGTTACTGTCCATTACCATTTGAAAATTAACTCTTACAAACTGAGAAAGCTCCGTAAGCCATGTAGCCATAAACTCAGCATATTTGAGTGCCGAATCAATAACGCCATATCTGAGTTCTCTAAGCTGTGAGTTGACTCTTAAAAGTCCTGCAATACTATCGCCCAGTTCCCACACAGTAATCTTATGTAACTCTTCTTTAGCAATTACATCTAACAACTTATCAAGTATTTCCCACATTCTGCGTTCAAATATCTCTGGTGAATATTCATTTATCACATTTCCAAACAGATCTTTAATACAAAACTCAACGCCAAAATGGCAATCAGTAAACGCGAACAAGCCCGATTTGCCATTATCATTAAGAGTTATATATTCTGGAACATCAATAGGCTGTAAATCAGAAATTGCATTGACTATCTTTTCTGCAATAAGTTCATCTCTTGCATTTTCTCTCAGCCATCTGTTATTCTCTAGCTTTTCTGTCTGGAGCTTATATCTTTCTTTCTTTAATTCACGAATTTGTTCTTGAATTTCATTAAGAGTACATTCACTATCTGCAAAAGTTTTCTGATTTGCGTTAAACATTTTTTCAAAGCACTGGAACTTCTTACGATACGTTGACTCGCCAAAGTCAGCATTAAGCAATTCATTCAAAATATCTTTAACGTCATTCCAAGTGCCTATTTGTTCTTTGTCTTTACATATTCTATAAATGAGTTCATCATTTGACTCACCCTCAAATCTTTTATATGTAGAAATACAAGTGTCCTCCCTTATACAAGATCGTCAGTCTGATTAACTGACAACTTTACTTCCTGACCATTGAAGTCTGACATGAGAGCTACTAGATCATAGTCGCTAGCCGCATCTTCTACTTCAAAAATTATTCTGCCGTCTGTTATGTTCACATATGTTCACAGTTCCCTGAACTGAGAGTGTATTCTTTCTTGTTATCTTACTAGCCATTTATATTATTCCTCCAATTCATCAGCCCATGTAGATACCCAACCTCTATGATTAGTGTGTAACTCGCAAATTTGGCAATGCTCTTTTCCTGCAAAATGATTTAGATACCTCTCAAAACCACTTGCTTGATGATTTGGCAAGTCTATCTGCCCTGTATGTCCAATACAAATCGTTTTGCAGTTTTCGCCTATTCGAGTCAAAGTCTTTTTAAGATTTGGAAAAGTCGCGTTCTGTGATTCATCAAGTATAATTACTGCATTTTTAAAGTTTACTCCTCTCAGATACACGTCCGTGAGGGGTTTAATATAACCTTCTTCGTACTTTTCAGAAACAAGGCTGTTATTACATACTGCCGTAAACGGATTTATACCCAACGTCTGGAGAGCATTATACAACGGTTCATAATAAACCTCGCTCTTTGAAGTTATATCTCCGGGCAAGAAACCTAATCTACCCTCTGCACACGGCGAAACAATATAAATGATTTTTGAAAACATTTTATACTGTACAAGCATATCAGCTACACCGACAGCAATTGTTGTCTTGCCGCTACCGCTCTTCGAGTTACAAAAGATAATGTCATTATTTTTATTCCAAATAGCGTTGGCAAACTCTTCTTGTTCTTTGTCAAGTTCCAAACCATGAAACAGCTTACCATCTATCCTTTCGGGTGGGTTATCGTATACAGTTGTAGCGTTTGTAGTTCTCTTTTTAGCCATGCTATACCTCACTTGATTTCATCGAAGGATGCAATAATTCTATCGACCACTTTGTACTTTTCAAGTTCCTCCGAGGTCAAATACCAATCTTTATTCTTGTTTCTGTTAAAGATCTTTTCGTCAATCTCGGTTCTATCAAGAATATAAGACTTCATGGCTTCAAGCTGCTTCTTATAATTCTTCTGCGCTTCTTCAATTTGCTCCGCTGTACCACTCATACTTCCACTACCAGAATGTACGAGGGCTTGACAATGCTGAAATGCGTATCTACGCTTTCCGGCAAGGAAGATGAGAAATCCTGCACTCATACATACACCCATGCCAATAGTAACTATCGGTATGTGACTTGTTATTAACAGATCACAGAAGAACAATGTCTGTGAAATATCTCCACCATAGCTATGAATATAGATGAAAATTGGTTCTGGGTTCTCAATAGATCTTTCGTCCATATTCATCTGAATGATTGCCTTACTTAATTCTATAAGCGAATAATCATCAGCAATCTCGTAATCAATAAAGAATGTTCGGTTCTTCCTAGACTGCCAGTAATCATACTCTTCTGCCGTAGGATAACCGCTGTCTTTCAGATCACCAATAATAGGCATGATAATTTCGTTTCCGTCCATAAATAAAAATTCCTTTTCCAAAAAAGTTAGTAGGGGAGTCCTACCCTTACAGTCAAGCTGTAAGATATTTATTCTGCTCTGTACTTATCAAGCAGATCGAGTACCACCGATGTTTCTTCGGCATAACGCTTACCTCTGTTCCCTTTGTTCTTGCAACGACAAGTTTTGACGATACGAACATTCTTGATGTTCTCTCGCAGATACTCAGCTTCGTCCTTTGTGACGATAATCATGTGTAAAATAACCACCTTTGCGATTTAAATTTTGTTCAATCTGTATATTTACATTCAGACTGATTTGTGATATAATATATAATGGATAGATATTGTTTATTATACATATCCATATAAAGAAATCACACACTCTAAAAAATAAAGCCGCACAAACCCTTGATTTTACTGGGTTTGTGCGGCTTTTAGGCTATTTTCTATTTAAAATAAATTACTTCACATTTCCTCTCGCTTTTGCCATTGACACTCGTTGATATTCAAGCTGTTTAATATGCTGACACTCGTCACAACGCTTTTTATTTTTTACAATCCCATCAACCACAAACTCTTTTCCGCAGTCACAACAAGTTAGTGTTTTAGTATTAAGCTTTTGATACCCTTGACAATTCTTACAATAAAGCTGACTATTGGCTCTTTTTAAAAATAATCTGCCACAATCTTTACAACGTTCGTATTTTTTACCTTTATACAGCATATACTCTTTGCCTAATTCTCTCATGTCAACGATTTTTAAGATAATAGGCGAACTATCATCAATAATCTTTACTTTCAAATTGGGATTCCCTGTTATAAGTGACGGCTGTATCATTCCTAATACATACAGCTTATGTATCATCATCGCTTTATCATAACGTGACTTATTATTCACTCCAGACAACCGAAACAACGTTTTCTGACTAATAGAAATCCAATCATTATTTTTCTCGTTGAGGATATTATGGTATTTAGCAAGACACAAAGCTGTAAATGCAATTCTTTCCAATGACAAACTTTTAAGCTTAGCAATGCAGTTCAATTCGGATTGAGTAACACAGATATACTCTATATCAACCAATGGCTTATTGCGCGACCGATCAACCTGCTTTTCAACGATTTTATCCCAATCCATTTCACGATAATGTATTCCTGTTGACTTAATAAAGTCTTTTAACTCGCTTATTATTTTTGATCTTTTATATCCCATGACAAAACGATAGTATTTAGCCAGCAGGAATAATGAGTGTGACGGCTTTACACCTAAATCTCGTCTTGCTATTATCCTCTCAGCTTCCGCCTTTTCATTCAAGAATATATCCATTTACACACCAACCTTTCTGATTACTTTTCTATATTTCTTTCCACAATATTCAATTTCACCATCATTATCTAAAACATAATAATTTATTTCCCAATTGTTTAGTTTAAGAAGATTTTCAATTATTGTATCACCACAAATATCCCATGCAAATCTTTTTGACTTTTCTTTTTTATAACACAAATCCAGAAGAATGTCACAAAGTTCCAATTCATCAGTACAAGTTTCTATGCACTTTTCTTGATATTTTTTTATCATCATTGCATAATCATTATCTATCTGATCTTTATCATAGCGTTGTTTTTTTGCGATAATTGCGCAATAGGAACTCTCATCTATATATTCTTGATAAATTTTATTTATCGCTGTATATTTTGGATATTTTGCATTTTGCTTATGCTGCATTATATGATAATCAAATTTTGCAGAAGCTTTAACTTTATAGTTGTAATTTTCAAACTCATCTTCAACTGCCTTACAAATACGATTCATCGTGCAGTTATTAACACTCACAGGCATTTTTTTGTAATACCAATCTAAATAATTACTTTGTTCTAAGGTTTTATTTTGAAGTTTTTCTAGTTCATCAATTGTCAATCCAAACAAATGAATACAACGCATTTCTTCTGTTTCGACAAATTTTTTATATTTCGTCATTTCCTGTGGATAAATATAACACATAAAATAAGGCTTCTTATTAGCTATAATGGTTTTATTAAACATTTTCCTTTCTTTATCTTCAGAAGTATCGTGGCTATCTGAGTTTAAAGCAAATCTGTTATACCATTCTTCCGGCATTGGTTTAGAAATAATACCCTTTGCTTTATCAATGGCGTTCTGCTGAAGGAGCTGCCCGCACATAATACGATACTCTAAAATTTTATACTCCTCGCTATTCTTGTCAAATCTTGCTTGAACATCATACATAGACGTTACCCTATTTGTAATTTTTCCAATTTCTTCACCAAAACTATTGTAATTAGCTTGCATTAAATTTGACTCATTGATTATTTCTTTAGTAGCTTTCTTCTGAGCGCATATTATAGTTTTAGTAGGTTTTGTCTTTCTGAGCAATATTGGATTGTCTGTAGTTATAAGAGAGTCACCGTCCTTGTCAAATCCGTTCAACGCTGCTGCCATACTATCATGACAATTTACAATATTAACGGTTGTCATGTATTTATACCATTTTGACATCTGCTCATTATCAACCACATTCATAATTCTAATATTATTATGGCACGTCATGGGTGCGCGAAAGCAAACAATTTTATCTGAACCATAGTCCGACCAAAACTTGGAATATATTTCTCCAGCTTTTAATAAACCATATTCATCATTTTCAACCTTAACTCCAAATATCTTTTGACATAGCGCAAATGGGTCGCCAGATATAACAGCATAATTTCCATGAACTTTTAGAACACCAATTTTTGCTTGCATTATCTTTTTGCGTATCATATAATTTATTCTGTTGATTACAAACGGATCATTCGCCATACTACGTTCGATCATCACAGCTTTAACCACATTGTCAATATCATTTATGTTAAACTCCTTGTTAGAAACTGCGCCATTTAAAAAAAGTATCGTTTTGTCAATATCTCCATGAATAACATCTTTAATTTCTTGAACAGTTGGCTTTATCAAATCTTGAATTTCATCATCAGTAAAGTCATAACTCTGTAAAAATTGATAATTCATATTACGCTCGGATTCAAGTTTCTCAGGACAAGCTTTACCAACCCTAAACGAATATCCATTTTCTTTACAGTTGTGTAAGTACGAAGTTAAACTATCATAACTATCCCACAACTTCAACATTGATGTTGTTAAAATCATTTCCACATTTTCTACATTATGCGGATTACCCCAAACGTCCCAAACAATACATTCTCCATTTTCATTAAAAGTACCATATTCCTTAGCAAACTCTTGAAAATCAAATGTATATACCATGCCTTTACAAAAACTGTTACGAATACGGTATCCACTTGGCAAATAATGAAACAACAAAAGGGAGTCTGCCCATTTGCGTGACAATGATGGAGAAATCAATCCATATCCATCACTATCAATTACTTCAATTGTTTGTTGTTCATCACTTTCTGTAAGAATTGGTTCGCCATCATTTTCGTCAGATAATTCTATTACCTTTTCTTTACAAGTTACTACTAAATCATCTACTACAAGAATATCACTGGGTGCAGGAACTGGGGTCGAAGCAGAACAAGTTAAAGATTTATAAGCTTCAAATTTTGCAGGAACAAGCTCCTTATGTATATCTCTACCATTATTCATTCGTCTGTTTAATTCATCACAAAGTGTAATTTGTTGATTGTTTTTAATAGCCGCATAAATAACTGTATTTTTTTTGACTCCATTAGTTGTTCCTATTAGCCTACGATAACTTATACCATTGATTTGAAACCCATGTTGTAATTCAAAAATATCTTCCTTGTTGCTCATTATAATTGCAACATAGTCCATTTTGCACTGTAACTCATCAAGTTCCCGATAGTTCTTTTTTATTTCGGTAGTGACTTCACGAGATTTTGTTTTTTTTCGCGCCATTTTTATATTTTTTCTTTTTTCTTTAATTTGCTGGGCAACAATTTTACGATCTAAATGGTTAATTGCATCAATCATTTCAAGTATCTGCCCATCAGCCAGAGAAATTATTTCCTTATTATCTCTAGCTTCTTGAATAGTGATCTTTAAATTTTTATTAGGGGCTTTTAAAATTCTTGAACTTTGCAATTTAAAAATATACTGTTGATACATCTGCTGTTTAGCCATTTACTTTCTCCTGTTCTGATATTTATTTTTTATACCTTGCTGTAATTTATTTGAAAAATATGACTTGATAAGCGATACTAATTTTAAATCATCAGAATATTGTAATTCATTAATTTTAACAAACCTAGTCGCTTTTTCCCATTGATATACGGAACGATAATTAGAACTCCTTTTTACTTTACGGTTATAATATTCAATATCACAAATATCAATACTATTGTCTTTAATAAACATTGTAAATGGAGCAGTAATATCACTTGAAAAATTCATCATTATCAAATATGGCGAAGATAATTTTCCTGAGAAAATTTTAATTTCACAATCATGGCATACTTGTTTATACCACTCTGGAATAGTTCTACAAATCTTAACTAAATCTGAAATGCGAGTTAATTTTTCAACATTAGCTAACATTTTATTATGCTTTTTAATTGATTTATCAATATACCCTGACATAGCATCATTCACAAGAATCATCTTGCCATTAAATGTTATATTAGTTAAGGATACATCTTTAAAACCCAAAATACGCAAGTTGTCATATGGCAATAAATTTTTGTTTAAAAGATCATTCCTTGTAGATATACATTTGGTTTTGTAGTTAAACATTGCATAAGCTATTTTCTCAATATATGTTCTTCCCGTTGTGTATTTTTCTTTACCACCAATCCAAATATCAATAATACCAGCAGCTTGATACAATTCATGACGTTCTATTTGCTCACTCGCAATAGGTGTGCATTGAAACTCAATTACATACTGCTGATTATTATAACAAAACATAACATCGGGTCTTTGCTTTGTAGCAGGCAGCCAACCTTCCATTACAGCATCTGTTACACCGTCTTGCGATTTTATCCAATTGAATAATGCAATTTTACCTTGAATGTGTTCTTCTGTTTCCGGCTCTGAATATTTCACCTTACAGTCAACTTTATCTTTATGTCTGAAATAAGGGGATACCAATCTACCATGACAATATTCATAAGCATTATGGCAAACTGGACACTTTATAATATTTTTAGAAGCCCATTTTTTCAATAAATCTTTGTCATAAGAGCCATCATAACAATTGATTGGTTTTCCATTTATTTCTGCTGTAAGCATTTATACACTCCTTTCATAATATCTCCTTTATTTTTATATTATCTCTTTTTAGCTAATCTGAACTGATTTCAGCCACATTGACATTTATAGAATAATTTTACCTATTTATGTATAACATTGCTAAAATCAGTTAGAATTAGCTAAAAAGAGTATCAATCCAACTTATTCAGCATTTCGCTTAGCTTTTTATTTATCTCATTGAGATAATCAACAATTTCGTTAATACTCGTAAGCTGATTATTCCTTATCTTCTTTCTAACTGCATCTTGCCTGCAACCTCTGACTAAACTTTCTAAAGTGGTATAATAACCAATCACTGTTTCATAATCAATTATCTCACCTGTACCCTTTCTTGTTTTACGATCAATCTTTTCACGCCTGCCACATTCGTACAAAATATATTCATTGTCATCTGCTGTAAAATAGTAACTATCTGAAATTCTGATTTTTGACATTTTTTATTCCTCCGTTTTTAGTAATCTCGTCCACGCTTCATCTCTTGAACCGCGATACAGAACCTCGCCCCTATAATAACGAAAACTGTACCCATAGTTATGAGGAAGCTGTAAGAAAAACGTTTTATAAGATTGACACTTTTCTGGCAATTTAGAACACAGCCAATCTACATCTTCTAAAAAATTCATCTCGGCTAAGTGGTGATCTGCTTCTTCTCGAGCTGCACATATAACTTTAGCTTGAGTGAGTGCTTCTTCGTATGTATGAAAGCAATGTTCGGGCGACACTCTTATGGTTACTGAGTCATAAGCACTTGAAGTGAATTTACAAACTAACCTGTATTTATCGTTTGCAAGCCCATCAAACTCAGTATCAATGCGGTACTGTTCTTTATCTTTAGATACAAGCTCACCATTTTCTATCAATTCTTTTGCTCTATGGGCGAAATCAGGCGATGAAAGATTTAACCCCGCAAAATATTCAGCGTTGAAATCTCGATTACACCTGCGATACATTTCTTCTTCTGCGTAAGTAATATGGCGTTTCCTTTCTGTTTTAGGGATAGTGTGCCATGGCTCTGGCTGATTTTTCTCATGCCATTCTAAAATTGGAACTCCATCTATTGTAGTATGTCTGCATACTGAATACCTAGTTAGGGATATTCCATACTTACATTTGTAGTCAAATGTTCCCCAATCAACTTGTGTAACATACTCTTTATCACCATTTTTCCTATATCGTGTCATTTCATGTATTGACTTCGGGTAAAACACAATATCACCAACAGAGAACTCCTGCTCTTCGTTCATGCCTTATTCTCCTTCATAACCTCATTCGCAGCTTTTACAAATTTGGTAAACTGCTTTCTGTCCATAAGTATAACTTCTTTCTTTGATCTGACACCTTTTCTTGTAAGCTGATTAGACCAACCTTTATCACTATTCATTCTATTATACACAATTGACATGGTGTGCATATGTCTTGCTGTATTATCACCAATTGCATTAGCGAGGGTGCTAATAATATAGCTATACTTGTCCTCAGTTGTAAATGATCTTGTTACAGATAAGCACTCGCTCATAGTATAATCATCTATAAGCTGATTACAGGTCTGGGCGAACCATGTCTGATAAATGGGATTGTCAGCAATTGCATTTATGGTACTAGGCTGAGTAGTTGTGCAGTCACAATCATATTTCTCTGAAAACTCTGCAATAGCTGTTGCGGTACAAAATCCAAACTTCTTTGACATTTGAGCGTACACCTTGTGCAGCATATCGAAGTATTCAATTGTTTCGCCATCTTTTATGAGAGCGAGATTTACTAACTTTGTAACCAAAGGTGTTGCAATATGCTTTTTCCAAATGTTAAGTGCTTTCTCATTAGGAACTTTCTGAGCTGTTAGTGAAATTACAATATTTTGAAGCTGGCTAACTGTATCACGAAGAATTGTCAGCTCAGTATCTACGCTTGAACCCTTCGTAACATATGCCCCCTCTGAACGCAATGTAGGTAACACTTCATCAAACACCCAGCTTTCAAAACGCTCTGCTGACGGAAGCTTACTGTGCATTATCAAACGGTAAACGTTCCCCTCAGATATAAACCTTACCGTTTGCTCTCTTCCCAAATTGTCTATGACTGTCTGAAACAGACACCCATCTGATTTGCAGTGTTCTCTAACAGCCTTTGCGGCTTGACTATACCCCAACGCCTTTGCAACATCAGAACCACAGAAAAAGATTTTGTTGTCAATATCCGCAGTTCTTATCTTCCCGAAATCTTCTTTTTCAAAAACCTTAATAGCTACATTATTTTCCATTTTTATTTCTCCTTTTTATTTTATACTGTTGCTAATTTTTCCTTAATCATTTGCTTGCGCCAAAAGTCCAACTGCTGAACATTGTCAAACTCCGGTATATCTTCTTTGCGTATATGTATCTGGAATTGTCTAAGTATTGACAATACGCGATACACTTCGTTTTTAGATGGAGCTGTCTTACGTCTTTCTTCCTTAATGTGAACTATTTCTTCGGGTCTAAGATATTTAGGCATTTGCTGCTACCTCCATTCCTGACTTGATTTGAATGTAATTGTCTACAACTTCATCAAAAATTTCTCTTAACGTTATATCTTTATCAACAATATCTATGGCTGATATATTTTTACAATCTGTATGATGAAGCAGGTATTCTTCTTTCTGCTTATTGAGATCTACGCCATAATCATTGTACATGATCGAGTAAATGTCTGCGTATATAGATTTTCTATCATCATTATTAGTATAACCGAGCAATGTAGCAATGGAACTTATTTTTTGAGCCATTTCATTTTTCCAAGGTGAATGATTAACCGGTGGTACAATAAGCGTGATTTTCTGCCAAACACGAGATAACTTATCCTGAATAATAGCATTTTGTGCCGAAAGCACTTGAACCTGTTTAGGCAGTTCAGAAAGCGACTTCACCTGCTCTGCAAATTGAACAATCTCTTTTGTGATATTCGCAATAGTCGAATATTCTTCTCTTGGCATTGTAACAACATTTGTGCTATTAGAAATTAACCTATCCATTACTTCCCAACACCAATCCATAAATTTGTCGGCGAGAGGTTGCCTAGACCAACGGCAAATCTCCATAATGCCTTTGCGGTTGTAAAATACACGATCTTGTACCACACCTCTTAAATTATCTTTACTACAATCGCCACCCCCGTTCTGGGGGGAGCGATCATCATTGACACTTCTGATTAAACAACTATACTTATCTAACCTATCTTTGTGCTTATAATGTATTTTTTCAATGGCTTTAGCAGGATTACTATATCCTAAAGCCCTGCCGATTTGCTCTCTCGTAACAAGATACTCGTTATTAGCATCACCCCAAAAGTCACAAGTTGCAATTTCATTGAATACGTCTGTTTCTACCAATTTCAAATTATTCATGCTTCATTCCTCCTTTTCTTGTTAATTACATATGATCTTCTGCGTATCTTTCATCAAATTCTGACATCATATTCCAAAACAGATTACGAAATCTGATTTGTTCCTGCTTGTTGTCCAGAGGTCTATTTTGTGGTTCGTATGTATAATCGTCTGGGAACAATTCTTGCAATGAGAATTTTTCTAAATCAGCCATGAAATTCACCACCCTTAACACTAGAAGTATTGAATATAGTCTTGAATTGTCTTTGAGCAACCAATTCTTCTTTGGTCGCCAAACCATTATCTAAAAGATACTTGTCTATAATTTCCTCTATGAAAAGACGATATTGTGCCACTGCCTGATATGGGTCGAGCGGATAACACTTATCTAAACCATTTTTAAAAAGATAATCTTTTTCAATCTGAAACGTGTCCAAATCATATCTATTGGTAAGTTCTTTGAGGATTTCCCTGTACAATGCACCTCTTGTAATCCCTAAACTTTCTTCTATCAGCTTATATTTAGGGTGCATACGAGAAAACCAAAAACTATAAGTCTTTTTAGGCTTTGTAGCTTTTATAAGTTCTGTCCTTATCTCAGAAAGTTCTGATTTAATATTTTCAAGTTCCTCAGTGTTATAACCACCTGTTTTGCGAATTGAGGGCAAAACTTCTGATGTTATCCAGCGCTTAAACTTTTTAGCCGATGGTAGCTTACTGCCAAGGATAAGACTATACACACCAGACTCGTTGATAATAATCGTTTCCTTATTTTGATTGCCATCAAAGAGCATAATCTTCTGTCTGTCCTCGTTGTCAACATGACGGTTAATATCTCGACTACCGTTTTGGTACCCGAGAATGTTAGTTGTATCTTTCCCCACAAACCATGGCTCGCCGTCAATTTCAAGCGTTCTAATTGTTCCGAAATAATCATTTGTAAAAACTGTAATTTTGTTATTCATTGTAATTTTAACCGTCCTTTCTAATATGTTTGTCCTTGTACACAATAGGCATGAAGCCCTCGTCACCTACACCATATGTTGTTTTGAGTAGTTGTAATGTATCTGACACACGTCTGTTACGTTTTTCATCTGATACAAGGGTATAAATGTTAGGTGCGTTACGAACTTCATTCAAGGTTTTATAAGACCCAGTGATACGTTTACTGAGTAATTCTTGCTCAATCAATATGGCAAGGTAGTTGTTAAGCTGAGTAATGGTAAATCCTAAATCCGAAGCCATAGCTTGTTCTGTCTTATAGCAGCCGAGATAAGTGTTAGTGACTATATCATCACTCTGCCAATATTTTATGTAAAGGAATGTGCGTAATAAGTGAACATAGCTCGTTCTGGTGGGGGTTGACATGATCTTATCCCACTCACCATCATAAAGAATCACGAACTTATCCGGTGGGTCAAATACTTCTCTATCCAGCTTAAAGTCTAACCCAAAAAACTTATTTACCTTTAATAAGGTGTTGGCTGAGTCAGGGAGCTGAGAATTATTCCATTGAATATAACCCTTATCCAAGAAGTCTTGCAGACAGCTTCTAATTTGCCCCATAGGATTTCTGTCTGAATTTTTGGCTTTGAGTGAGCATTTGCACATTGTAACTAGCTCTGCAATACTTGTACGCGTGCTGTCTAATTTAGAATAGTTAAGAAATTTTAAGCACCTATATAATAGCAATTCTATTTTTTTATCAGTCTTATTGAATATGTATTTAATTGGTATTTTTACAAAAGTATTCTGCATTTTATCCTCTTTTTATTTTAGAACGATATTTTTAAAAAATAATTTTGTAGGGCGCTCCGACCTACATTTTTCGAGAATTTTATGAAAAGTGTAGGGCGCTCCGACCTACAAAATAGGTATGTATATAATAAAAGATGTCTTATAAATAAAAGATGTCCCCGAAAAGTGTGTTTATAATTGGTTTGGAAGATATTTGATATTGAAGTTGAGATATGTTTGTAACTAGATTTGGTATCTGATATAGGGGACATAGGCATCTGAAATTTCACCTCGATTTTGAAATTGGAATATTTTGTGTGTTGACAGATCTGATTATTCGTGTTATACTTGATACACAATACAAGGTTTTTTACTCTATGTATATTATAAATCAGAAACCTTGTATTGTCAAGCTAGAATATTGTAAACTTTATGTGAACATGAGTAATTAAAAAACATTTGATATTTGTTATAGGTGTAGATGTAAGTATTTGTGCTTGCAGCACACGGCTACTTATCTAATGCGTTCGTTTCACTCTCGCATTAGATAAGTTATCATTTTTATGTTCACTACGTTCACATAAAAATGATATTATAATACGATAATAGAAATTTTTGGATATTGGAGATAAAAATAAAAATGAGCTGTCTTATGCAGATAGCTCATTACAAAGGTAAATGTTAAATTGGATAATAGATAAATATGATTAGCTGCTTTTGAAAATGTAAGTAAAAGTGTTTCTAAGAACAAGGGTGAAAGTAGATGATAATGAAGTTGAGCCGACAGGTACATAACAGATCTTCTTGCTCCAGCTAGAACAAGATACGAACATGATAAGAACAAAATAGATAATTAGGAAATATTATATTTGATATTTGTTAATTTTAGAATAGTGGTGTTTAGGGGATGATAAAATGGTTCTTCGGTAAGTGCTTCGATAAATAGAGGTATAATTGGGGTAATTTGAAGTTGATGAAAAGAGGATTTGATGTTCATCAAAAGGTAGCAAATACAAGGGTTTGTGAAGGGTGAATGAGGTATGGAACGAATAGGATTTTGGCTTAAAGATAGTGAGATTTTGAAGCTGAAAAATAAATGTGAATTTGTTAGATTTGATTGCTTCGGTAGAAAGGAAAATTTGAAGATAAAATTGGATATAAAAAATACCCTTAAAATGTAGTAAAATCAAGGGTAAAAGAGATATTTTGTGGGATTGGGTTTAATAAGGGAGATGAGTATTTTGATGTGGTTTTCGGTAAATGTTTGTAAATATTTGATAAAATCAAGTAGTGAGAAAATACAAGTTTAGCTAGGAAAATCAAGGGTTTCTGAGGGGTTAGAATAAAGTTACCGAGGGCAAATTACGAGGAAAAATAGGGAAAATTAGAGGTTTAATATTTTTATATTTTGAGATGGAGAGAGGAGAGGAAATTTTGAGAGATTGGGAGAGGGCAGGGGAGTGTGTGAGGGGGGCGAGAGGGGTATAGAGGGTCATGTGGGGGTCATGTGGATAGATAAAGATAACTAGGTAGGCGGCTGAAAAAATGGCATAGCGGTCAAATGTAAACCTACCCCCTATGGCGGTAAAGGTGCTATAAATGCAGCATTTGCAAGGGTTTGTACCGCCCCCTACTTGCAAAACGTCCATTTTTGCAAGTTCAATCGCGCGTGATGTATGAGCCTATTGGCGGGGTATGTTGTCCGTGCAGTCGGTATCTGCTGACGGTACTGACGTATCGGGTGAGATCTGTTCGGACGGCGTTCGGGTGCTCGCTTCGGCGGCTGAACCTGCGGCGCTGTTGCTGGCGGTGGGTCTATTTCATATTTTTGCATATACCCCTATTCGGTGGGGTTATTCGGTAGATATACCCCCTAGGGGTATATCTATATACAATTTTACATACCATTCATATACGATATAACATATATAAAATCGCATACCACACATGTAAAAACAGATATAGCACACACCTATTCCCCTGCTGTCGGGTCATTCCTGCGCCCGTAGTGTCCGCCTGCTGGGTCTACTAGCCTACCGCCTTTACTATCTGCCCCACACCATTTATCCCCACATACACCTATTAGCTAATACACACCACTCTAACGCCCATACACGCGCATTATAGTATAATTACCCTATTTCATAATGTGCGCATTATACGTGTTCATATTAGCTAATAACAGTACACTATATATAGTACCCATAATACTATTATCACGCATACAGCCACTATATATAGTATTATCATCTGCACCAATGCCACCCATGCAGGCGGGTATATATCGCCCTGGGGTCCATTGTGGCGGGTCCCTGGGTCTGCACCGTTGTATCTGCTAGGCTCAACGCGATCAATCTATTTATCAATCATCAAATTTTATATCATTGTCTATGCAATACTTACAACATTTTACAATAAATTTAGCCTTGCTAATATTTGACATTTTACAATAATTGTCAATAGCCTCATAGTCAGCAGGCTTCACGTTCACTTTTAATTGCTTAAAATTTCCTCTTTTGCTATATTCCTTCATATATTCGTTCCATTTTTGTTTATCTCTTGTTGACATTTTGTTCACATTCTTTCGTTTATTTTGTTGATTATGTACCAATACAACATTTAATATTTGTACAAATTAACAATAGATTTTATAAAAAGTTCATATATTAAGTACATAATATATATTGTATTAAGTACCTAAGTATGTTATAATATAATTACAGTAAAGAAGAGATAAGAACCACAAAGAACCACAACAGCAGCCGACAAGATCGTGCAGCGGGTGGGCGGTGTTTCAGATCTCACACACAATTATAACACATTCCGCTTGCGATGTCAAGCTTGGTGAAAAATGGAGGTAAATATCGCATAAACTAGGCACTAAAAACGCCGATAAAATTTAGATTTATTCAGTCTTGCAAACTGATTTTGTGAAACTTGAAAATAAAATAGCTTCCGCTGAACCGTGAGAATCGAAAAAAGTAAGCGGTAAGTATATGCGATCGCGTGAAGTACTATGTATTCAGTACAAAAAAACTGGAGCATATACAACATAAACCGCGATCGTGAGCAGTTTGAAAAATTCTGCTGTATCAAAAATTTGTCTTTACTACATATTCATATCAATCATGTGAAATATATTAACTATATGTTAATAATCTATGCCAGAGATAGATCACAAAAGCAGATTGATGACTAATTTTTACATTAGCCGTGACAAAAACACGGCTAACATCATGAGATTTAGGCGCGTGAGCCTGCATTTCATGTCCATAAACATTTTTTAACTATACATATTTTAGGAGGTATTATTATTATGAAAAGATTTTTTGCTAAAACAAACGGCTATAACGCTGTGATTTTTGTTGATAAGAACGGCAATGGCTATGTGATCGATGAATCACTATTTAATGAACCGCTAACGCTGAACGCTGCAAAAAACGCCGACTATAGCAACTTTGACGGCTGTGAGACTGCTGAAGAGTGCGCCGCTAGTATCGGCATAGACAATAACATTATTCCATTTAACCCTACTGAATACGATCATATAACAGAATTTTAAATGCAGAGTAGCGCCCTATACTGGGCGTTAATGCAGCCAATGGCGGTTACAAGCCCGCATGAAGTTGTGAAATTTTAGGAGGTATAATATTATGTATGATTATCTTGAAGGCATGAGAAGCGATATTTTGGACTATATCCGGGACGAGATCAACACACGCGATTATAACGATCGCGATGAACTGGAGGAACATCTTAATGATGTGCTGTTTGCGGAGGATTCTGTCACTGGAAATGCTAGTGGTTCATATACGTTCAACAGAATTACGGCACGCGACTATGTTACAGATAATACAGACCTTTGTAAAGAAGCTCTCGCAGATTTTTGTGTACCTGCTGAAATAATAGGCGAAAAATTCTTATCTGAGGACTGGGAGTATTTCGATGTTACAATTCGCTGCTATTTGCTCGGCTCTGCAATTTCTGAGGTACTTGATGAGATCGAGGACGAATTAACATTCGCCGATGATGAAGAGGATGCCGACTAACTCCCACACTATGGGCGTTGAAATATACGCCCTATATATCCCCGATAGGCGCATGAAGTCGTTGAGAGTGCCATATAACACGCTTGAAAAGCAGAACAAAACATTTATTTTAAACGGAGGTTGAAATTTATGGAAATTACAAAAATCATCACAAACACAAAGAACCTTGTAGCAGCCCTTGAGCAGGTAGAAAAGATCATTGTGACAAAATCATCCGACTATCGCTTGCGGTGTGCGTTTATCCGGGCTGAGGACGGGAAAATGAAGATTTTCGCAAATAATCTTGAGATTATCGGCTGCAAGACTATAAACTGTATAACCGATGACAAGATCATGTTTGCTCTTGAGGACGTAAAAAGAGTTATAAAGGCTCTTAGATATTTCAAAGGCGGTGATACAATTATCACATTTGACAGTGACAAAGTGTGCCACTTTGAGGACGGTAAAAAATCCTTTAAAGCTGGAATATCAAACGTAAATGATAATGATGCACATTCTCTTTTTTCACATTTTGGGAAAGTTTGGATTGATAATATTAATTCAAATAATTCAAATATCCTTGAGCAGCATACATACACCATTGAGAAGCTTATGGAGCGTTATAATTCAATCAGTTATGCTATATCAAAAGACGATCTCAAGCCTATATTAAAGGGTATTAATTTCAAGGAAAATAAAATGGTAGCTTTGGACGGCTATAGGCTAGCAGTAAGCACTGATACGGAAGATAATGGTTTGAGCTTTGAAAATGAGTTCACAATAAATAATAACACATTTTCAATCTTAAAGCAGTTCAAAAAGGGTGAATGTGATATTATATCGTTTAAGGATATAACAGCATTTAATCTTGTGTCGGAAGATTTTACGCTCTTGAGCAGGAATCTTAAAGGGCAGTATTTCAAATGGGAGGCAGCTATTCCATGCACCTTTAGCTCTGAATTTGAATTTGAGAAAAAGAATATGCTTGAAAACTTGAAATATCTTAAAGAGATTAGAGTTGATAAGACTATGGAGATGTTTGCAATCAAGACTAATACACTTGTATCGCCTTATGGAAGCGTTGATATTGAGGGCTTGAATATTTCTGAGACTAGCGGCTATCATCTCACATACTTTACGGATGCTATTAAAAATCTTGAGGGCGACAGAATTAAAATGCTCCATAGCGGAGCATTGAAGCCTATAGTCTTCAAAAATGTTGAGGAAAATAAATATAATGGCCAGCTTATGTTACTTGTGCCGGTAAGATTAAAAGATAAGGAAAACCCCGAGAATAACACATGATAGAGTCTAACTCCGATGTGATAAATATACGCGCTGAAAATACATTAACTATAAACATATAAAGGAGAAATAATTATGAAATGCAAGGTATTAAGAAATAGTGTTAAACTGGAGATCATCGAGAAATGGCTGAAAGACAGTGATTGTGATGTACGTCGAGCTGCTATGAAGGCATGCAATGGACGTGAAGTGCCTATCGAGATCATTGAACAGGGGCTGAAAGACAGTAGAGGGTGTGTACGTCAAGCTGCTATGAATGCGTGCAATGGACGTGAAGTGCCTATCGAGATCAT